ATGGAAAAAATCACAATCACGGCGGAACAGCTTTTGAAGGCGAAAGATTATGTGCCGGTGGCGCTCAAGACGCACTATGCGCAGGAGGCGGCGAATTTCTGCTTCGACCGTCTGAATCTGAAGCTTTCGGGCGGACCGGACAGTTTGCCGATGCCGCCGATGTACAAGGAAAACACGGAGTTTAAGCTCCGGATGCTCATGGGCGGATTTGTGAAAATGTATCTCGGGATGGAGTTTGAGACGGAAACGGAAGCCTCCGAGGATGCGGATGGAAAGCCCATAAAGCGAGAGGTCTGCCCGTGGCTCATGACGCAGGAGGCGTATGACCTTTATGCCGGAAGCCACATTTTTAACCAGCTCGAGCGGCTGAAATCCGAATATGGCGAGGTGCGTGACCGCGCATTCGACATTCTGGCGGATTGGCGGACGACCGAAAAAATGCTGAACGCGGAAATTTCCGGAAAGCTCATGGTCATGAACGAGCCTGTCAGCCGCATTCTCATGGCAATGCAGCTCCAGACGACGCCGGAGGTCATGCAGAGCTTGCAGAAGGAGCTGGAAAACGTGCAGAAGGAAATGGAATCCTATAAGAAAGAGCGCGAGAAGGCGGTGCTGAAAAAATGACGGTATCGGTCGATTCCCCGACGTATCCTTACAGCCGCGTTTTTCCGGGATACAACCGGCTGCGCGGGACCGAAGAGATCCCAATGAAGGTGCTGCGGTATCTGCTCGATCTGCCGCTGCCGGGATATCTCCCGAAGGACGACAACGAACGGGCAAGGGTACGGCTGGCAAAATATCTCTGGTACGACGGCGCAAGGCCTCTGGAAAATCCGCTGCCGACGGCAGAGGAAAAGCTCTCGATGCTCTTTGACGGAGAGCATCCCGTTCTCAACACGACGGAGGAAAAAGCAAGGCACCCGAAGGGATACCGCGTTTTCCCCCAAAGAGTATGGGGCCAGAGCGGCACAGAAGCGGGCGTTCTTTTGAAGCTGTATCTCGGGAGGACCATTGCGAAGGACAGCCTTCACACGGTTTTGGGATTGCAGTTCGAAATTCTCGTAAACGTCAATATGGAAAACACAACGAGGACGGACGCTTACGCGAGAAGCTACGACATCGAGCAGTGCATCATTGAGGCGCTGCATGGTGTGAACATGACGGGTGTGGGCGTTTTCGATTTCAACCGCTACGCGCATCCGGACAACGGAAGCAAGGGCGGCTTTGACTACGGCGTGCATGTGCTGAGAATGCCGCATCTGAGCTTGGAATGGTGCGATTCGCACGAAGATGCGCCGGACGGCGGCACAATCTGATAATTTGCTTGCGGCAGGATAGTGCCGCAAAAGGGCTGGATAGAGCTGATGCGTATGGATTTTCCATATGCAGCGGCTCTTTTTGTTTTGGCAGAAGGAAAGGGAAACGATGCATTATAACAACCTTTCTCAAGACATGGTCAGAAAAATCCGGAGGTATGAGCCTGTGGAGGCCGAAGGACTGACCTTATATCCGATTCGTGTACGCGAGTTCGAGGAATTTTCGATTGTGCGGCCGGTGATCGACTTCATGCAGCAGTGCCTCCCTGTGACACTGATCTCCAAGCCGATCCTGCAGGCATTCTATCGGATGGAATTGGACGCGGCGGAACATGGCGAAAAAAGCGAAGGGATGATCTGCAAGTGCGTGCTTGCGCTCCTGCTGGCGCTCCGGATCGGAGACGGAATGGAAATGGAGCAGAGGATGCAGCTTGTGCAGATCGTTCCGAACGCGGGCGACCCGAAAAGGCTCGAAAGGATCGTTTTCCGGACGGAGGACGGAGAGAAAAGCGTAACTCCTGCACAGTTTCAGAGAATTCGGCCCATTCTCGCGGCACAGAACGGCATTGAAATGGTTTCGGAAAATGCCAATCCGGAGCTTGTGCAGGCAGAACGCGACCTTGCGGAGCTGAACGCGCCGGAGCTGGATTTTTCTCTCGAGTCCGTCAAGGCAAGTATTTCTCTCGTTTCCGGCGTTCCCGAGGAGGACATGGACGAATGGCCAATCCTGCGCTTTCTGCGGCAAAGGGAGGCGCTGCAAAGGATGCTTGGATATCTGCTTTGCGGCGCTGCCGAAGCGCAGGGAGCCAAATGGAAGGACGGAAATCCGTATCCAAGCCCGCTTTTCGACCGTATTCGGGAATCGAGCGGCGGCGTGATCTCGCTGGAAAGCTTCGCCGGAGGCGGCGGTATGCGGGCATACCAGAACGCAGGAAACAAGACGACATGACAAAAATCTCAAAAAGACGATAAGGAGTGAAAAGAATGATTCGTTTTACGGACAAAAGACTTTATGTGAAGGGAATCGGCGAGGCCATGTGTACCGACAAGGCCACGGGTAATATCCGGTACTGGTCGAACAAGTTCCAGACCGGCAACGTGACCCCGAACGTCGATAACGGCGAAATTCGCGCGGGCCTCGGAAACGCCATTGCGGCCATGATCCCGTCGAACGCCGGTATCACCGTGGAATTCAACGCCGCCGATTTCTCCATGTGGGCAAAGGCCGCCCAGCAGGGCGCAGTTCTCAGCTACAACGCGACCGTCATGACCTGCACGACCGTGACTGCAACGGGAACCTCGCTTTCCATCAATAAGGCAGAGGGTACGCCGGTCGCGCAGAAGGGCTTCTCGAAGATTTTCTGCTATGTGCAGGAGGTCGGTGCGCCCTCCGAGGTCGCAACGGGCGGTGTTGCGTATGCGCTCAATCCCGACACCGGCGCGATCTCCGGTTTCACGGCCGAAAGCGGCAAGAAGTACAAGGTGTTCTATTTCGTGAACAAGGCGGGCGCCCAGATCGCCACCATGACCACGGCAATGGACCCGATGGTCGTTCACTTCACTGCGACGCTGGCCGTTTTCTGCAACGACGCGGGTTCGGCTCAGAACGAGGGTACGCGCGTCGGCACGCTGTTCGTGATCGTTCCTTCTCTGAAGTTCGGTGCAAACGGCGGACTGACCGGCGATCAGACCAACAACGACACCACGTCGCTTTCCGGTCAGGCCGTGCAGTATGACCCGGACGTCATTTCCGACGGCTGCGACGATTGCAGCGGAGCCGGTTCCGATCTCTGCTACTACATCTATCAGCCGTGCGACAGCTCTGCGGACGATGTGGAGGGCATTGTTGCCTCCATCGGCAGCATTTCCGTGGCGAAGTCCGGCACCTATCAGATGCAGCCGCGCATCGTGATGAAAAACGGCGAGCTGGTCAAGGGCGACCCGGCCGTTTTCACCTACAGCGCGACCGGCACTCCGACCGGAACGACCGTTGCGGCGGGCGGCCTCATTAGCGCAGGCGCGACCGCAGGCGATTTCACCGTCGAGGTGAGCTACACCGCAGGCGAGTCCACGTTCAAGGACACCTGCGACGTTTCCGTGACGGCGTAAGGCATTTGAAAAATCCCGGAGGGGAGAAATCCCTTCCGGGAAACGCGCGAGGACGGCAGAAAATGCCGGATTGGCGCGTTTTTGGAATTCGGAGGAGCTTATGGCGATTGAAGATTTTGCGGCGCAGTTCAGCGCGGAGCTGGACAGAGCCATTCAGTACGCGATGGAAAACGATGTGGCTTCGGCGGTCCGGGTATCGCTGGCGGAGGCGGTCGAGACGGAGGTCTACGACGCTTACGATCCGCACATGTATATCCGGCGCGGACCGATGGACGGCGGCTTGCAGGATCAGAGTCCGGACAACATGGAGGCGACCTATGACCCGCAGACAAGGACCCTCGAGGTTCAGGACATGAGCCGCGACGAAAAAACCGGAAGGCTGGTCGCACCGGTCGTGGAAAGCGGTGAGGGCTACCGATTCCCGTGGGACGGGCAGAGGCCTAGGCCATTCCACAAAAGAGCACAGGAGATCGTTGTGGAATCCGGATGGTTTGAAAGTGCGCTGCAGGCGGGATTGAAAGCCGCTGGATTCGATGTCAAATGACGGGAGGATGAAACATGGCCGGAAATGTGGATAAGGTTCAGCTTCAGGTTGAGGTCGTTCGGACGCAGCTCGACAAGCTCATCAAGGACGTAAACAGCCTGAAGGATCAGAAAATCAAGGTCACGGTGGATTCCTCCAGGGTGGAAGGCTTTGGAAAGAAATCCAAGGCGGCTTTTACGGAAGCATCCGAAGGCGCACACGCTTTCGGTGAAAACGTTGAGACCTACGTTGAGCGCCCGGTTCGGAAAGCAGGAGATTCCTTCCAGGATGCAGAGAAAAAAGGAAGTTCCCTGCTTAAGAACGTCGTTAAAAACGCGGAATGGTACTACATAAGCGGCGCTGTCAGCGCAATCACACGTTCCTTCAAGGAAGCGCTGGCGACGATGAAGGAAGTGGACACGGAGCTGGTTGCGATCCAGAAGGTGACAAACAACACCGATGCGGAAATGGCCAGTCTCAGCGAACACGCCTATGAAGTAGCGTCGCAGTATGGCGTGGCGGTGGCGGATTATCTGGAATCCGTGGGAACGTTTGCAAAGGCCGGCTACAAGGAAATGTCGGAGGACATGGCGGAGCTGGCGACCAAGACGCAGCTCGTCGGTGACGTGAACTCCAAGACCGCGAACCAGTTCCTGCTTTCGGCGGACGCGGCCTATAAGATGAAGGGCAATGTCGAGGAGCTTTCCGGCGTTCTCGACAGGGCCAACGAAATTGAAAATAATTACGCGACCTCCATTCAGAAGCTGGCCGAAGGCTTCCCAATCGTCGCGAATGTGGCGTCGATGGCGAATATGTCCATTGACGAGACGATGGCGGCGCTCGGCACGATCACGGCGGTCACGCAGGAATCCGGCTCAAAGGCGGCGACGGCGCTCCGCGCTCTGATCCTCAACATCATCGGCGATACCGAGACAGAAATCGAGGACGGAGTGACGTGGACGAAGGAGGAAATCGAGGGACTGAACGACGTTCTCTGGGTCTATGCGGAGGACGCGATGAAGGCCGCAGATGCGACAGGAAAAATCGTCGATCCGATGGAGGCTGTTGCGGCGCTGGCCGAGGCGTATAAGGACGGCGTTCTGACGCAGGCACAGCTGGCCGAGATCGAGACAAAGCTTGGAGGCAAGCTTCGCACGAACCAGCTCGACGCGCTGATCCAGCATTACGACATGTACGCCGAAATTCTCGATAGGTTGGCTACGGCGACAGGAAGCGCGGATAAAGAACTCGACGTGATGCAAAAAGGCTGGGAACGCAAGGTCAACCGGCTTAAAAACACATGGACGGAATTTATTGCGAAAACCATCGACACAAGCTGGATCAAGGGGCTTGTGGACGCGCTGACGTGGCTGATCGATGGGTTTGACAATCTCGGAAATGTGATCCTGATCGTCAGCGGTTTCCTGCTTGCCGCGAAATGGAACAGTGTCGTTGCTACGTTTGTAAAAATCGGAAGCGCCGTTTCTGGCCTTGTGACGATCTTTAAGACGGCGGGCGTGAGCGCATCGTCGTTCAGCGCAGTCATGCAGTCGCTGAATATCTCCCTTTCTGCGACGCAGCTGGCCATCGGCGCTGCTACAGCCGCGATTGGGATTCTCATTTTTACGGTCAACAAAATAAAAAGCGCACAGGAGGAAGCACGGCAAAAAGCGCTGGAAGCCGGAAAGGCTGCGGCACGGGAGGCCGAGGAAATTCAGTCTCTCTACCAGACCTATTCCGATCTGAAAAGCTCCTATGAGTCCGGGACCGGCTCGAAGGAGGACTTTGAGGACGCGACGGACCGACTGTTGGAAAAACTCGGATATGAAAAGGAAAGCGTAGACGAGCTGACGGCAAAATACGGAAGTCTGGACGAGGCGATTCGGGCCTCTACGGAATCGGCCCTCGAGGCGGCTCTTTACGACGCAAAGGCTGCGACGATCGCGGCGGAAAAGGCGCTCGTGGCCGCAGCGGAGGATACCTACGGTTCGCAGATGGCGAGTGCGCTGGAATTGGACAGTCCAGAAGCCGTTATCAAGGACTATCAGGAAAATCTGGAAGCCCGCAAGGAAATGATCGATGCGGGGAAACAGGACGCAACGAAAATTTTCGGCGAAAACCAGTATTCCAGCAATGAAAAGCTCATAAACGGCGTCAAGTCGGCAGTCGAGGATTATAACACAGCCATTGCGAATCAGACGGAGCTGGAAAACAAGCTTCAGGCGGTGCGCGACGGGACTCTGGACAGCTACGGGCGCGAAAATGAGCTGCTGGAGGAAAACAATCAGCTCACAGATGAGAACAATCAGAAAACTTCTGAAAAGGTCTCGAAAATTCAGGAATACGGCAAGACGCTGAAACAGCAGGAATCAGACCTTGCGGCGGTATCGGCGGCGCTCGGTGAATACCGCATCAATGGGAATATCTCCTCCTCTACGCTGCAGAGTCTGATCGGGCTGAGTGATAAATATGTGGAGATGCTGACCGACGAGGACGGACAGCTGCGGATCACGGAGGAATCGCTTAAATCGGTGGCAAGTGCGATCCTCGAGGATGTGGACGCGACACAGCAGCAGATCGGCGCTTCGTCCAGCGCGGACGAGGCAGCCACGAAATTTGTTTCCTCACTGCTCGATGTTGCGGAAAACGCCGGATACTCCGGAAAAGCGCTTTACGACCTGGCTCTGGAAATTATCAAGCTCAACGAAACGGGCCTCGATCTTTCCGCGCAGATCGCGCAGGTCATTGCGCTTGGACGCGCGGCGGGTGCAACGGCGGCTTCCATTGCGTCGATCAGCGGGATCAAATCCTCCGACGCGGACAGAACCATCAAGGGATGGATTCAAACCGGACAGGTCGGAAGCTATGAAGAAGGCGAACAGAAGCTTCTTCAGGGAATTTACGATTCCTTTGATTACAGCGAAAGTCCGTGGAACAAGGCCGGCAGCTCCGGTTCCAAGGGTTCCGGCTCCGGTGGTGGCGGCAGCTCCTCGGATGCGAGGTTGACAGCGCACAAGGAGCGCGTGACGCTGCTGAAATCCGAGCTGACGCTGCTGGAAAAGCAGGGAGCCAGTGAGGACGCGCAGAAGGCCAAAATGCGCGAAATTCAGGACGCGCTTTCCGCGCAGGCGGATTATATGCGCTCCATCGGAGCCAGTCAGGCAGACATCAACGGTCTTTCCTCGGAATGGTACGACTGGCAGAAAAAGATCAAAGAGCAGACGAAGAGCATGGACGACCTGTTTTCGGAGCTGAAGGATGCGATGCAGGATTCTCTCAGTTCCCAGCAGGATGCGAGGGATGCGGAGCTGGCCGCGCTGGACGCGCAGCTCGACGCGCTCAAACGGCAGAAGGAGACGAAAGACGACCAGCTGACGCTGGAGGAAAAAATTCTTGCAGTTCAGAAGGCACAGGCGGACCTTGCGAACGCTCAGAACGAGCGGACGGTCCGGCAGTGGAACGCTTCGACGGGACAGTGGGAATGGGTCGCGGACGAGGGAAACGTCAAGTCCGCGAAGGATTCTCTGGAAAAGGCCGAAAAGGACCTCAAGGATTTTCAGGACGATCTGGCGTACAACGCGGCTGTGGCGGAAATTGAGGCCCGGAAGGACGCCATCAACGCGCAGTATGACGCGTTGGAACGGCAGTACAACAATTTCCTCGATTCGCTCAAGGCCAAGACGCGCGGAATCGGGGAGATCCTGCAGGACATCTGGAAAAATGCGACGCCGGAGCTGAAAAAGATCATTCAGGAAAACGCGGACATTTTCCGGCAGTTCGGCGTGGACGTGTCGAAGCTCTCCGACGCGGTGAACGAAACGGCAAACCGCATCGTGAAGGTCGGCGCGGACGGAAAAGCGCCCTCCGGGCTTTCCGTGGGCGACCGCGTTGTCACAGGCGGCGGCACTTATGAAATTATCGGCGTCAATCCGGACGGAACGTATCAGTCTCAGCTGGTGGACAAAAATCAGACCACCTACAATTACGGCGGACAGTATGACGCGCCGCCGGGTGGGGATTCCTCCGGAGGCTCCGGAAGCGGGCTGAAATACAGCGGGACGGTCTACGCCTACGCGCAGGATGGCTCCCGGTACACCATCAGCTCTCAGAGAGGTCTGGATTTCCTCAATTACGAGGCGGCGGGAGCCAGAATGACCGGCGGAGACGGCACGTCGTGGCTGAAAAACTACGACGGGACGACCTCCATCACAAAGAAGGACGGAAAAGTCTACACGGTCTACGACCGGGGCGGAATTCTTGAAGGGATCGGCGGGATCAAAGCTACGGCGGAGCCGGAAATGGTGCTGCCGCCGGACATCACGAAGGCCATTCAGAATATGCTTCTGGTCCCGCAGGCGGACGCGCGGTTTGAGCGCGGGATGGACCGGATGCGCGCGGCGCTTTGCGGAGATCTGCGGAATTCCAACGTTTTCGCAGGCTCGACGTATGACGATCACCACGTCGGCACACAGCAGAACGGATGCAATTTCTACAGCTTCGGAGGGGTGACGATCTCCGAGGGACGCGCACGAGGCATGAGTGTGGCGGATTTCGCGCGGTCTGCGGCGACACTGGCCATTCAGAAAAATATGTGAGGCGGGAGGAAACGCGATGCTTTATCAGCCGACCAATATTTATCCGAGCATGACGGGAGGACTTGGAAACGGCGTTGTGGACGCCTCGAAGGATCTCACCGTAAGCTGGCAGGTCAACGGAAATTCTGCGATGGTGAGCTATCAGATCGTCATCTGCAAGAACAATTCGACCTCCGATCAGGTCTATTCGACGGGCAAGATCAGCGCAGGATGCCCGTTCTACGGCGTGGACTACGCAGGAAACGTGCAGTTTTTCAGCTACACCATTTCCGCGTCCGCGCTCCAGGCGGCCAAGATCACAAACGGAAACGAATACAAAATCCTCATTACGCAGTGGTGGAGCGTGTCGGATTCCGTCACGCAGTCGAGCGCAAGCGTTTTCATCACAAGGGCTGCGCCGGTGGTCACGATGGGGACGATCCCGTCCCCAGTCTCGGCCAAGAGCGCCTCGTTTTCTGCGGAATACACGCAGACGCAGGGTGACAATCTGAACTGGGTGCGATGGGAGCTTGCGCTTGTGGACGGGACGGAGTATGAAATTCTCCGTGACACCGGGAGAATTTACGGAACTGCCCAGCTCCGGTTCGACTACGACGGATTTTTCTCCGGGAAGCGGTACGCCGTGCGCTGCACGGTACAGACACAGAATGGAATCGAGGCCTCAACGGGTTTTGTAGCGTTTTCAGTATCGTATCAGACACAGCCGTTCCTTGGGACGCTCCGCGCGTGTCCGGTGAACGGCGTGAGCGGCGTCAAGCTCAATTTCCCTGCGACGCGGGACATTCCGGCAGCGCTGACCGGAGGCGCCACAATGTCCGGAAGCTTCTTGAATCTTCCTGCCGGTGCGAAGGCGGTCTGGAACAAGGTCAACAGCGCGGACATGCGTCTGGACGCGCCGCTGGACATCGTATGGCGCGGGATGCCGAACGCAAACGGCACGCTTTTGAAGGTATCCGGAAAAATGCGCACCTCGGCGGAAATTCAGACGCTGCCGGCGGCGGCCTGCTGGGACGGCATTGCCTATGGAAACGGGGTGTATGTGGCGGTCGCGGCCTCCGGAGAGATGGCCTATTCGACCGATGAAGGGGAGACGTGGACGGCGGCGGAATCGCCCGCAGAGGGTGCGGGCTGGTTTTCCGTTTGCTACGGCGGCGGCAAATTCGTGGCCGTTGCGTGCGACAGCGCCATTGCGGCCTATTCGGCGGACGGAAAGACATGGACGAAGGCGGATCTGCCGGTATCGGCCTACTGGAATTCGGTCTGCTACGGAGGCGGCTATTTCGTTGCCGCTGCGCATGATTATTTTGCAAGGTCGGAGGACGGCGTCCACTGGGGCGGCTCCGGCGGAAGCTCCGGCATGAGCGTGACGGACGACGGAAGCGGAAATCTCGACATCACGCAGTTTTCTGGGACATGCACCGACGGCGGAAACGGCGAGATCACGATGGAAGCGGACGGCGGAGCGGTCTATGCAAGCGACGATGGAGAGGGAAACGTCGTGCTCGTAAACGCCGGAAGCTCCGGCGCGGTCAGTTTTCTCGGTACATGGTATTCCATTTGCTACGGGGCCGGGATGTTCGTGGCGGTCGCAAATTCCAGCGCGGATGCGGCGATTTCCTCGGACGGCCTTTCGTGGACGCGCTGCACACTGCCGGAATTCGGATGCTGGAATGCGGTATGCTGCGGAGACGGTATTTTTGTGGCGGTGCAGACGGGAAAGATCTGCGCGTATTCCTCGGACGGCATGACGTGGTACAGCCGAAATATGCCGCAGGATGCGGACTGGACGGCGGCTGCATACGGAAACGGGCGGTTTTTTGCCGTTTCTTCCGGTGGGACGGTCTGCGCAAAATCGCAGGACGGCGCGGTATGGACGGCGGACACGATGCCGATGGCTGCAAACTGGAGCGCGGTATGCTATGGCGGAGAAGGCTTTGCGGCGGTCGCCGACAGCACACAGAAAATGGCCGTTGTGACGGAAAACGGCGGACTTTCGGACGGCACGCTTACGGTCACGGCGGAATCGAACACGCTCTATGAGACGATGACGATGCCGGTTTCGGGATTCTGGGATGATGTGTGCTATGGAAACGGAAAATACGTCGCCGTTCTTCGGAACAGCACGGGCGCGTATTCGGCAGATGGAAAAACGTGGACGAATTCCAGTCTGGACGCATCGTACCACTGGCAAAGGATCTGCTTTGGAGACGGAAAATTTGTGGCGATTGAGGCGGGAAGCAGCGGAATCAAATCTGCGCTTTCTGCGGACGGGGTCAACTGGGCATATTACGATCTGCCGAAAACGGCGGCATGGCAGGACATTTGCTACGGAAACGGAAAATTCCTCGCCATCGGTTTTTACGAATGCGCCATTTCCACGGACGGAAAAACGTGGACGCTGGGCGGTACGCCGCCCTCCGGAGTGCTGGCACTTTCCGTGTGCTACGGAGGCGGAAAATTTGCGGCGGTTTCCGGGGCCTACTGTATTTCGTCGGCGGACGGTATCAGCTGGATGAAGGCGGAGCTTGGCTTCCAAGTGACGGATATCTGCTATGGAAACGGGAAGTTCGTTGCGGTCGGGAACAGTGCGTTTGCCTATTCGGCGGACGCAGTCACGTGGACGAAGAACAGCTTCTCCGTTCCTGCCAACCGCGTGGCGTTCGGAAACGGGCGGTTCCTTGCGACGTGCGTCGCTCCGCGCGTTCTGCTTTCGAGCGACGGCATTTCGTGGGCCTATGTGGACGGACCCGGCGGCTCGGTTTTTAACGCGGTATGCTACGGAAACGGCGAGTTTTTGGCGCTTCCGTTCAACGGAAACACCGGCGCTGTGATACCGGAAAGTGCAGAAGGGACGCTGAAATTCCAGCTGAACGACACGATCACGCAGACAAAGCCGGTCCCGGACGGAAATTTCCTTTCCATTGTGAGCGATGGGACGAGCATTTTCTTCTGCGGCGGCGGTGCGGCGGATTCGGTTTCCGTGCCAATTCCGTGGGAGTATATCACGTCGCTGGAGCTGGACGGCGTGCAGAGCTGTGACTATCTGTTTATCTCGAACGGCAAACTTTCCGAGGAGACCATCAACAAAATTCTTACAGACGGGAGCTATCATCCGAACGATCTGGCGTCGCGGTTCTTTGCGGACTTCGACGGCTCGGCAAACGGCGGCGGCGTCGGAGACACGAAAATTTTCTCCTTTGCGATTTACCGCAAGACCGAAGGAAGCGCCGTTCTGGAGCATGTGCTGGACACAGATTCTGCCTACGGAGATGTGCTGTTTGACTGCGGTGCGGCGACCGGAAAAAATTACACCTACTACGCCTACGGCATCGGCGGAGACAAATATTCCTCCTCGGCGCTCATTTCAAACGAAATCACGCCGTGCTTCTGGGATTGGACCATTCTCTCCTGCACACAGGATGCGAAGGGAATTTATCACGCGCAGGAAATTTTCCGGTTCGGCAAGAATCTGGTTTCCGGCGCGGTCTCGAACAACAATGCACCGCAGGTCATGCTGAACTTTACGCCGTATCCCACGATTCAGGCGGCTCCGCAGAATTACCGGAGCGGTACGCTGCAAAGCCTCATCGGGACGATCACGGAAGGAACGTATTCCGACACCCCGGAGCTGAAAAAGGCCGTCTACGGGCTTTCTGTGACGCAGAGGACGCTGTTCCTGAAAAATCGCAAGGGAGAACTCATGAAGATCCGCATTTCCGGGCCGGTCACGATGGAGACGATGGACGACGCCGTTTGTCAGGCCCAGACCGTCAGCATTCCGTGGGCGGAGGTCGGAGGTGCGGAAAATGTGCAGATCGTGCTGACACAGCAGGACGATGCATGGCCGTATTGATGGAGGCTGAAAAATGGCTTTTACGACCTACGCGGAAAAAATGAACGATTATCTGCGGCAGCTCCGAACGCCGTTTACGAAGCTGTGCCGGCTGCGATTTTTGCAGCCGGACGGCTCCACGGCCTTCGCGCTGGACAACAATCCGCTGAATCGGAGAAGCGGCGCTTTTCTGGCGGAGGGGACCATCTCCGGAAATCTCCAGAACGGTCAGAGGCGGACGGCGAACGTTCTGCTGTCGAATCTGGACGAAGAATACGACTACAACGTCAACAACATCTGGTTTGGCCAGCAGATCGCCATTGACGAGGGTCTGGTACTTTCGGACGGCTCCGATTTTTACATCCAGCAGGGCGTTTTCTACGTTTCCGAACCGGCGGAGACCTTACAGCCCGGCCAGAGAACGATGGAATTTCCCTTAGTGGACAAATGGGCGTATCTGGACGGGACGCTTTTCGGAAAACTGGAGGCGACGTATGAGGTCCCCATCGGGACTTACGTTTTCAATCCGATTTCTGCGATTCTGGCGCTTGACCGTGGAAATGGATACAAGGTCGATCCGGTGGCTCCGGTTTTTACGGAGTATTACAACGGAAAAACGCAGGTGCTTCCCGGAGGCGGAACGGTTGCGCTGACGAGCACGCCGTACACGTTCCGCGTGGATTCCGACGATGGGAGCTATGCGGACGTGGTTCTGGGACTTTCGGAAATGCTCGGTGCGCTGGTCGGCTACGACCAAAACGGCGCACTGCGCGTCGAGCCTTCGCAGGACGATATTCTGGACGTGAACAAGCCTGTTTTGTGGCAGTTTTCGACGGATGAAGCTTCGCTGCTTGGCGCGACGTACACGGTCAAAAACAACGAGGTCTACAACGACTACATCATTCTGGGAGAACAGGAGGACGGAAACCCGCAGGCGGCCGGCCGTGCGCAGAATCTTGACCCGGTGTCGGACACGAACGTTTTTGCAATCGGGCGGAAAACGCTCCGGGAATCGGCCTCCGGGTATTACACGAAGAAGCAGTGCGAGGATCTGGCGGTATGGAAGCTCAAGCGGTCGGCGGTTTTGCAGAAAGCGGTCTCCATCTCGTGCTCACAGATCATGCACATTTTTGAAAATAACCTTGTTTCGATCTGCCGGACGGACAAGCCGGGCGCGCCCGTGGAGCGCCATCTCATTCAGGGCTATTCCCGGCCTCTGACCGGAAACGGAAGCATGACGATCTCGGCGGTATCGGTCAATGATTTTCCCATTGCGACCGTCACAAACTGGCCGGCATAGGCAGAAGGGAGGTATGGCTTTGAGCGCAAGGAAATACGGAAAGGTTCTGGTTTTTGCGAGCGGTGAAAAAATCCCGGTGCTTTCCGAGGACGGAAAATTCTTCTACTGCGAGGGACGGCAGTTCCGGAAAGGCAATCCGGAGATCACAGAGGTTCGGAAAATTTCTGCGGACAGAAAGGAGAAAAAAGATGCGCAGTAACGGGCGGTTTTGGAGAGATACGGTCTTTGGAATTCGCGCGTGCGCGCACTTTTTCGGGAGAAACTGGATTCCTCCCCCTGTTGCGGGAATCCGGAGGCTTTATAAAAAATGACGATAGGAGAAATGGAATGGAGACATTCAAGAACGTTGTATCGGTCTGTGGAGGAATTACGACCATCTGTGTTTTGCTGGTCACGCTCGTCCGGCCTCTGCGGGAACGTGTGATCGGTTCAAAAGCCATCAAGGACGGCATGAAATGTCAGCTTCGCGCCGATATGCTGCACACCTACTACAAAAACAAGGACAAACAGGAAATTCGGCAGTATGAGTCGGAAAATTTCCAGTATCAGTACGACGCATACAAGGCGCTCCACGGGAATTCCTTCATCGACAAGATCAAGAAGGAAGTGGACGAATGGGAAGTGGTGTCATGAGAATGGAATGGAGCAAGAAAATTCTCGTTTTTTCGTATTTCGTGCTGGCGGTGCTGATCTTCGTTTTTCTGGCGGAGTCGGACAAAAGCTCCGCTGCGGCGGTGCTCTGCGCGTGGATCGCGGAGTGCGGTGCTGCGACCGGCTTTTATTTCTGGAAGGCCAAGAATGAAAACCGGAGTAAGTACGCGCTGAAATTCGTGGAAAAGCTGGCGGACCGGTACGGAATTGAAAGCACGAGCAGAATTCTCGAAACGGTTTTGAAGGATTGAAGGGAGAAATATCATGGATTACACGAAAATCATTACAACGTTCCTTGCGCTGGTTTCGGCGCTGGTCTCGGCGTTTCTCGTTCCGTGGCTGAAGGAGAAGATCGGTTCGGAAAAGCTGAAAAAGTGGCAGTCGGTGGTGGAAATCGCCGTTCGGGCGGCAGAGCAGCTCTACAAATCCGATCAGGGTCAGGAGAAAAAGGCATATGTTCTGCAATATCTGGCCTCAAAGGGCATTCGGTTTGACGATGCGACCGTGGACAAAATGATCGAGTCTGCGGTGCTGACGCTCCACCATGAGCTTTACGGAGGTGGGGAAGGATGACGGTCTCCGAGGCGGTCAAAAAGCTGCTTTCCGTGGCCGAAAACGAGGTCGGTTATCTCGAAAAGGCTACGAATGCCCAGCTTGATGACAAAACGGCCAACGTCGGACGGAACAATTACACGAAATATGCGCGGGATCATGCAAAATGGGGGACCTACAATGCCTCCAAGCAGGGCTACGCATGGTGCGATATGTTCGTGGACTGGTGCTTTATCACGGCGTTCGGGTTTTCTGCCGGAATGGAGATGACGTGCCAACCGAAGGGACTCTACGGAGCCGGATGCACGATGTCCTACAATTATTTCCGGGATGCGGGTCAGAGCGTTCCGGTTTCCAAGGTTCAGGAGGGAGATCAGATCTTCTTCGGTTCTCCCGGAAACATGACGCACACGGGACTTGTGTACAAGGTGGACAGCGCGAAAATTTACACCATCGAGGGAAACACGGGTTCCGGAGAAAATACCGTGATCCCGAACGGAGGCGGCGTTTTCAAGAAGTGGTATTATCGGAATTCTGCGGCCATCGGCGGGATCGGACGGCCCAAATGGGACGTGGTTTCAAAAATCTCCGGGATTCCGGAGCATTCGGAGCTGAAAAGCGTTCGGTACGGCTCCTTCCAGGGCGGAATTTTTGCCGAAGTCCCGTTTTCCTGCATCGAGCGGATGGAGCACATCCGGATGGATGGCGCCAGAGGCGAATATCTCACGAGCGCGGCCGTCCGCGCAAAGTGGAACGGTCGTGCGCCGGACATCGTTATAAACGCGGAGCTTTTCAATTATTCCAATTACACGCCGGCCTCCGGCGTGGTGCATCATGGAGAGCTGGAATATCGCGGGTGGCAGCCGTTTATCGGCTTCTCGAATTACCGGACACCCATTCAGGAGGGCTACAACGCCGTTTCCTCGCCCGATGCGGTCGGCGGCTACCCTGCACTCGTTCTCGGAGGTGAAAAGTCCTTCACGGTTCCCAAGGGGCTTGAGGGAAACCGCTATCGCACGGCGATGGGTCTCAAGGGCGATGTGCTCGGAATCCTCGTGACGCAGAATCCTGTGAATCTGGAGGTCGTTGCGAACAAGTTCGTTTCCGAGGGCTACGATTTTGCCATCAATCTCGACGGCGGAAGCTCCAGCGGATACGCCATTCCCTCCAAGGCATGGGCCAGAGCAAACAAGCTTCGCGGCTTCGTCGGAATTTGGCTCAAGGGCGGAAACGGGAACTATCTCAGCAGGTCCGCAGCGCCGGTCAAGCCCTCGAAGCCTGCGAAAACCGAGAGCTGGGCGGAGACGGACAAGTCCGCCGCGAAGGGCGTCCGGATCAAGGTCACGGCAAGCGCGCTGAATCTTCGGGCCGGAGCCGGTACCTCGACGGCGGTCAAAACGGTGCTGAAATTCGGCGAGGTCGTCACATGGTACGGATATCAGACGGAAAACTGGTATTATGTACGGACGGCAGGCGGTAAGGAAGGCTACGTTTCCAAGCAGTATGTGAAAAGGGCGTAGGGATAAAAAGAGCCGGAGGACGGAAGTCCTCCGGTTTTTTCTTATAGATTGGAAAGTGTACCGTCGCCGATGATGACGGCGTTCGTGAGGCTGCTGCCGAGGACGAAAACCGTGACCTGTGAGCCTATGGATGCGGCTGCCATGCTGGTTACATAGGGAAGGGCGATTTCTTTATCGAAGGGGCGTTGGACGGTGATACGCCCGTTTTCTGCGGCCTTTGTCACCTGTGCGCGGAAATACCAGACGTTCGCGCGCGTCAGCGCTTCGACCTTCGGAAGGAAATATTCCCACAAACGGTCGGCGAATTGTTTCATTTCCTGATCGTTATTCATTTTCTGCGGCCTCCACGGGTTCGTTTGAAAGCAGACAGGTGTAGAATCTGTCGGGAGGAAGCTTTAGAGAGGCTGCGTCAACGCTCTCCGCTTCGATGGTGATGATCTCGGATTCCCGGTCACGATAATCTACCTGAAATGTGAATCGGCGGTTTACGACGTTCGTGCGGAGCTTTGGCTTTTCCAAATATTCATTCCTCCTTCCAGACGTTTGCGACCGTGAAGGTCATGCGCAGACGGCAGTTCACGTCCGCATACGTCACCATGTCGCAGAGCTTGGTCATTTCCGAGATCCTGCGGCGGATGTTCTCGTTCAGAATTCCCGTTGGAAGCGGAAAATCGACGGAGACGGACGCGCACTGCTCATGCAGCTCCAAGCCCTCGGTGTGCATCGGCGTGCGGAGCGCTTTTGCGACGGCGGCGGCGTGCTCGTGGACGGTGTGGAAGATCTCCGCCTTTTCCTCGTTCTGCACCGTTCCGTGGAAGTTTTCATTTTTCTGCGCCATTGCGGCGGCCATGTCCTGAATATCCATATCTGTTCTCCTTTTATTTTTTGCCCGGTTGGGCTTGGTTTGGATTCTACAGGGATTTTACGCTTTGTCCCGCGAGGGAGATAATTTTTTAAGCTCCCGGACGTTCTGCGCGACGATTTTGACGGCGTGGTCGATGATGGCTTCGTCCCGGCGGAGGTCAATGCCCAGATCGTGCGAAAATTCGTAAGCGCAGGGGTCGAGCTTATAGTCCAGTGAAAAGCGGACGGCGCCCCTTGCGCGGGCGGCGGAATAGCCGGATTCCAGAAGCGCCGGCGACGGCTCGTTTTCTCCGCTGGAGCAGGCGGCTCCGGAGGACGCCATCAGACCGTCGGCGGACATCCGCAGAACAAGCGCATGATTTTCGATGTTTGGGAAGGAAATGCTCGTGATATAGGGCGACTGCGTTTTTTCGTTTCCGCGATATTTCGTGCCGTTCAGCTGCGCGTCCGGAATTTCCTCCATGATACCATCGATCAGGCGGTCATGCAAGTATCCAGCGGTATCCGCAAATTCTGCGATGTGTTCCGTGCGGAAGAAAAGTGCCTGCGCGATGGCTGCGGCCAGAGGAACGGCGGGCGTTGCCGGGTGGAAAAGCTTGCGGATCACCTCCGGTTTTTTGGCGATCAGGACGCCGATGCCGATGGGTGCGCCGAATTTATGCCCGCCGCCTGCGATATACGACCATTTTCTATGCCGGAAGTCGATGGGCGCTTTTCCCATGGCTGCCGTGCAGTCCGAAAAACAGACGGTGTACGGCTCGAAGGCTTTTTCGAGGTCATAAATTTCGCCCGTTTCGTTGCCGGTATGGATATGTGCGAAGCCGGAGACGCTGTTGTTTGGTTTGTAATACGTGAAGCTTTCCAGCCAGGCGGCGGTGACGGCTTTGTGCTCGAAGTTGGAAATCGCAGTGCCGCCGCCGCATTCGTACATCATGGCGTTCATGGCGAGACGGCAGCTTTCCGTGGCGGAGGAGGTGAAGATCACCTGCTCCGGCTCGCACGAAAGGCAATAGGCGACGATTCTCTGCGCCCTTTCCAGCTCCCGCGCGGCTGCGATCCCGAAGGAATGGACGGAATTCGGGTTGCCCCAGCTGTATTGCGAGGCCCGGTAGAATTCCTGACGGGCGGTTGCCAGAAGGGGAGAGGTCGCGGCGTGGTCGAGGTAGATCATACGCGGCCCCCATTCTCTGCGGCTTTGGACTGCGGCGTCCAGTTCGGAATGAAGGCCATGCAGATCTTCTCATAGACGGCCTGCTGCGCAAGCAGTGCGTCGTGCTTTTTCAGCAGGAGCTGATAGTCGCTGCGGAGGTTGGAGAGCTGGAGATCATCCGGCGTTTTTTCGGACGATGCGGTTTTTTCCGGTTTTTCGGCAGGCTCCGGAAGCCCCAGCGAGATGCGGATGGCACTGTCGATATGCGCCATTTCCTCCGATGTGAGCGTGCAATAATATTCCAGGAGGCGCTCCTTAGAGATCGTTGTGACGCACTCACACAGCGCTACGGAAACGCGCGGTGCGGAATAGAGCGTGACGTGCGTAGGAAGCGGCTTTTTATTGGCCGTTGTAAGCCAGACGATTTCCAGATTCGCGGAGTATCGGTTATTTGCTTCGTTGCTCACGATCACGGCCGGCCGGGTTTTTGTGTACTCGGAGCCTACCTCCGTCTGTGTATCCGCGATCCAGAATACGTCTCCGCGATGAATTTCCTGTCCCATGGGCTGCTCCTTTCATTTTTCTGGCGTTTATGTACTCCGGGCTTTCGCCCGGATCTTTCGTTAATGTACGGCATCCTTCAGCCCCTTCGCGGGCGCGAATTTCACGCCGTGATGCGCAGGGACCGAAACGGTTCCGCCGGTCGCCGGGTTTCTTGCGACTCTGGACGACTTATACGGCGCTTCGAATTTTCCAAAGCCAGGAATGTTCACCGCCTCGTGCGAGATCAGCGCTTCCCGGATGCTTTCAAAAACCGCGTCGATGGATTCCAGCGCTGCGCCCTTCGGCATGCCTGTGCGGTTGGCTACGGCCTGTGCAAGTGCTTCCTTGTTCATGGTTTTTCCTCCTTTCCCGAAAATTTCATGGTGAGCCGTCCCGGAGTCGAACCGAGATTTTACCAGTTATGAGCTGGTTGCTCTAGCCATTTGAGATAACGGCCCGTCGTTTCCGGCTTGACGTACCGGACGCGAGGCCATGCGCGCTGGCCAACGGGCAGTTCTTTACGGCATCCTGCCGTTTCCGCTTCACACCGGATTCCGGTGCGGCCGGTTTTGTCAGTTCGGCTTCTCAAGTGACTTCATCCGGATCTGCCACGCGTTGGCATTCTCCGGCAAGCTGAACGATTTGCATCTTGAAAATGCGCGGCGTTCTACGAAAACCTTAGTCACACGATTTTCACGACGGTGCGGCGTGACCGAATCGAACGGCCTTGTGACAGCTGCTCGTAACTGCCCTTTGCCAAATGCCGCATGATTTCATTCAGATTTTTGCGGTACAGCGGTATTTGCAGGTTTTCCAGTCCGCGAGGCTGCACGACTCGAAGATGCAGGGCGATCCGGCGTACTCCGGCTTTCCGCAGTATTTGCACATCAGCTCTGGATACAGCACCTTCATTGCGAAAAAGAGCCGCGCTCCGTCAGGACCCACAAGCATCGGCTTTCCTTCGGGAGCATAGTGCCGGATTTGAATTGGAATCTCATCCCGCGTGTCGTAGTAGTTGACAGAAACCGGGCGCAATGAAGTGTCTACAACAACGTAGACGTTTTTTGTGCCGTTGGTGAGATAGCGAATGTCCAAGCTCATTTGTTTTCCTCCTTGCCTTGTTTTCCTTGGTTTTTACAGCCTGCCTCCCGGTTCCTGATCCGCCGTTACTCGACGCCTAGACGCTCCCGTGCAGAAGTTGGTCTGCGTCGCCACGCCGGTTTTTCTTCCATCCTTTACGCCTCACAGCGGACTTTCGGAAGGCCGGGAGGGTAAGCCACGGAACTTTTCAGCCCTGCGCCGGTGCATCGGTCGCATCCGTTTTTTCACACATTAAGCCGGAGCCAGCTAATTAAATTCGCAATCTGTCGTACTTGCACTACCTACAGATTGAGCGGATGGCCGGATATATCGTTTCACCAAGCCTTTGGAACCTCAAAACTTTCCCTGAGTCCGCCGCAATACCCATATGGAGTGCGTGAGGGGAGTTGAACCCCCGCTTTCAGATTGGAAATCTGAAGTTCTGCCGTTAAACTACACGCACATAAATGGCTCCCAGTTTTACTCCGGTGCGGGAGCGTTCTTCCCGAAAACCCATGGCCATGCTTCCCAGCATGGAGCACCGGAATCTCTGAAATGTTCCGGTGAGCGCCTTCGCTTACATGGGTGACGCTTTTCTTCACAGAAAGGAGGTCAGTTATGACCAGCTGCGAGCCATGCCCAAACTCACAGCATTGCGGCGGAATCCGGATTTGAACCGAAATCGCGGGTGTGGGTTATCCCCACGACGCACCTGCCTCCGCCGTGCCTCCGGGCTTTCAGCGAAACCCGGATCATTTCTGTTTTTCTGGTTTGTTCAGGCGATCTCCGGCCGGGGCTGCTTCAGCCGGAGTTGTGCGAAAAAATCATCTCCCGATTCTTCCAAACGCAGGACGTTCCGCTGCGCCTGCCGCTCCTTCTCCTCCTGCACGATCTTCGTCAGACGGCGGTTTTTCCGGCTGGTCAGCTTGCCGGAATAGATCTGCGTGGTCGCTACGGATTCATGGCCGAGTTTTGCCTGAAGCTCCTCGAAGCTCATGCCGCTGTTGAGATCGAGCCGTGCGCCGACGTGCCGCAAATCGTGCGAACGGATCATATCCACGCCGGTCACGGTTTTTACATGGCGCTTCACGACGTCCGAAAGCCACTGGCGTGTGCCTGCGTGCCATTCTGCGCCCCGATTGGTTCCCTTGAATTCCTTGGTTGCCTCCGTGCCGAAAAGCGGGTCATGGTCGTCTGCGGCCGCTGGACGCAGTCCGCTGCGAAGATACAGACGGACGGCGGTCTGCGCAAGCGGCGGGAATTCGACCGGACGGAATTTATCGCCCTTGCCGTGCTCGACGTACAGCTCGGAATTTTCCCAGTCGAGATCCGCAGGCGTCAGCGCCAGAAGCTCACTGTTGCGAAGCTCCGTTGTCAGAAGCAAAATGACGATGGCGTAATTTCGCGGCCAGAATTTCGGGCTTTCCACGGTTTTTGCGGGAGGGTTATTTCGCCAGAGAAGCATGACCTGCTCGTCGGTCAAAAATTGCTCATACGGTCGCTTGTCGAGCTTTCGCGTATCCGGCATGAGGAGCTTTGCGACGGGATTCCGGTCGTACCAGCGGTTTTCACCGAGTTCTTCGGAGCTGGCGAAATTGTACATGGCAGAAAGGACGGTCAGATACTGCTTGATGGTGGACGGTTTTTTGCCGTCCCGGCGCATCTGGTCGCGCCATGCGAGGATCTCCGGAAAGCCCTCCTCATGATCCCATAATTTGTTTTCCAAAAGGAAGCCGGAGAAATTTTTGAAGATCTGTTCCTGATTTTTGATCGTGACTCCGGAACGTCCCAGCGCCCGGAGGTTATCTTCGTAGGCGATCATGGCCGACCGAAATTTTTCATACGCTTTGGGGAAGCTCATCTGTTTCCGTCCTTTCTGATTTTATTGTACCAAACGCCGCAAATATTTTTTGCACATTTGGATGCGACCCGGGATGGTTCCTGCTGCCTTTTGATTTTTGCCTTTGCCCCGCGCCACAGTACTTTGCTTTGCCTTTGCTGATCGTATCCGCGCACGGCCATGCGTAATTGTTGTTGTGTGATTGCTTACATTTACTGTTCTACCGGGATTCTGTTTTTGTCCCAGAAAACTTAACGTTTTTCTCGATTTAGTGGCAGTTTGGATTTTTCTTTACGCTGCATTTTACCGTTGTCGAAACATTTCATGTTCTCTGCGGCCGATTGCATCAAGCCTGCGAGTGAGATTTTGGGTGAGCCACAGGTCTTTCGGCGTGTACTCCGACGCATCTTCGCCGGTCTGCAAATAAAAGCCGTCTCTCACAGCTTGAGCTATTCCGTAATCTGCTCGGCTTTCCCGCCAAGCATCGATCACCTTGACCTTGTATCGTTGAAGCTGTTCAATGGTCATCGTTTCAATGTCCTCTGAAACAAGCCGTTTTGCCTGTGCTATTTTCAACGTTCTATCTCACCTCTATCTTGCGTGTACTTACAGTCATCTTGCAGAACACACGCCTGCTCACAAGTGGCTACGAATGCTGGCCAAAATGCTTGCAGCATATCTTCGGACCAGTTGAACTTTGCACCGCACACGGGACACTGCGCCGGCATATCCCCGCACTCGTCACACACGATACTGGAGTGACATTTTGCACAGAACAGTTCACCGTACTGCTCAAGGAGTTTCCATCTGTTATCCATGTCAGCCTGCCTCCTGAACGGAACTGTATCTGTAGTCGTGATGGACAAACTCTTTCAATTCCTCTGCGGTCATAAGTCTTGCCATCTTATCGATAGCTGCAATGTTGCGGCGGCAGGTGGCTTTCTCAGCCTTCGTCATGGACTCGCAATCCAGCCAGTTCCGACGATCCCATTCCATGTACTCAGCAGCGGACATCGGAGTTTCGCACGCCATGTCTTCCGTCTTCCGGAACGCATAAGAGATCTTTCCGTCTTTCGTGAAGTCGATGAACAGCTGGCCGTCGTTGTTGTCCTGCCAGTCAAACACAACATCATTGAAAGGCTTGTCTGGAAAAACGTCCTTCCATTCTTCGATGATCTTGCTCGAAATCTGGTAGTCCTTGAGGTCGAAGTTTACGTCCAGGATGCGGCGCAAATGTTCGACGTTCACGTCGCGGAGAAAAATCCAGTTGCTGTAGTCCTTGACCGAATCGATGTACTCAATGCCGTATCTAGCACGCGAAATCATTCGCTCGGCATAGTTCCATTGATAGTAGTTTGCGACGATGAGCTGCCCGGACGCGCGGACATAGATCTGTGAACGCTGTCCCATTTCAGATACCTCCGTACATCAGATCAGCGACGCGAACGTCGAACGTTTCCTCGAACCAGTGCCAAATTTCCTCCCGATTTGTTCCGTCCGGGAACCCGTGCCATGCTTCCTCGATGCACTCTGTTTCCGGGTTCATCGGCACATCGCCGAACTCGTTCCATAATTCCTTGACTTTCTTCATTGTTTTTGGCCTCCTGTATGGTGTTTTGTCTTACACCTATGTTTCTACCGAAAAAATGGATTTGTCCCGGTTCCTTGAAATTTTTCAGACGATGGATGCGCCAATCAGAAAGCCTGCGTAGGCCGACGCGGCCATTCCGGCAAGCAGCGCCGCGATCAGCCAGCGGGTGATGAATTTTTCCCGCTTGTGGCGCGCCTCCGCACGGACTTCCGCTTTCACCTCGTCGTGGTGTCGATTGACGACGTTCTCAAAAAGATTCTCAGGCCCCGTCATGGGGAGGGGAACCAGATTTTTGCTTTCACACATGTTTCTTCTCCTTTCGGTTTTCTGTGGTTTTTGCTTTCCAGTTATCCAATCTGCCACGTTTCCCGCTTTTGTCCCGCTGTTTTCAAATTTTTTTCGGATTCCCGGCAGAGGGCCTCCAACGCTGCCTGCCGGATGAACTGCGCATTCGTCGGACGGGCTTTGTCCGCATCCATGCTCAAGCCGAACACTTTATAAAATTTGCTTCCACCGGCGCGCTCGACTCCGACTCCGATGGACTTCCGGATCGCACGCTCCACGCTGTTTGAGCTGACGCCGAATTCTTCGGCGATCCTCGGATAGATCCCGTCCGCGCTCATGGTCGAAATTTTAGGACAGCCGTTTTCTGCGCTGCGACGGATGGCGCTGCGGAGGTAGTCATAGCCCGTCATGCTGGCCGGAATGCCCAGCTCCTTCATCAGCTGGTAAATTTCAATGTCCAGCGCGTCCATTTTCTGCGAGGTCATACGCGCGGCTCCTCGATGTGTTTCCGGATGATCTGCCATTCGTTCCAGATCTCTTCGACCGACAGGCCGGATTCCACGCGCGGAAGGCAGAATCTCAGGAAGTTCAGAAATGCTTCCTGATTCTTGGTTTTTTCGATCATTTTGATAAGTTCTTTTTCCATGGTGATTTTCCTTTCTTACTGTTTTTCTGCAAGCGCCTGCTTCGGCGCGTACTTGTTGATGAAATATTTTTGGCCTTTCGGCGTGATCTTGGTCGTGCAGTCGATCACTGCGCCATCCTTGGAAATGCGCGGCGTCTCCTTCACGAAAAACAGGCCAAGCTCCATTGCCTTCTGTGTCGGCATATTGTAGTCGCTTCCGGATTTGATGAGGTATCCGTCCTGCCGCAAAAGCTCGAACAGCCGGTTCCCGCCGATCTCTGCGCCGTTCTGCGCGAGAAGCTTCGCAAGGTCGCGAACCAGAATGTTTGTGTCCGCGCCGGTGATGGATTCCGCGAAAAATACGGCGGGTGCGTCGGCTTTCACCTTTTCTTCCAGAGCCTTTCGCTTTTCCTGCTCGGATTTCAGCTCCGTCAGAAGTTTGATGCCGAACTCCGGCGATGCGATCATGCGGTCGATGGTATCCGGCATCATGTATGCGCCGTGCTTCTGGATTGAGGGGAGAACTTCCGATGTCAGCCAATGCTTGAACTTTTTCGCAGACGGAAGTTTGCTTGAAAGAATGAGGGAATACACACCGGACAGGTTAATGAGTGCCGTTTTTGTGGTGCTGACCACATTCCCATTTTGGGAATCCGCTACTGGGATCATTTCAAAGCGCTTGTCCTCATCGTCCACGTGCATCATTACGGCTTTGCTGGAATTGCTATACCCAAGTGCATCGGCTACGTCTTTTCCGACGAACCACGGCTCGCCGTCGATTTCTACGATTCGGATGTTTCCGAACTCCGGGTTGTTGAAAATTTGCAATTTGTTTTCCATTTTTACACTCCTTTTCATTTTTCGGATTTTCCGATATGTATAGAAAATCCCCGAAAAAAGGTTGACCTTTTCCGGGGAGCGTAGTAATATATTTACGCTCCCCATCTTCCGCAAGATGTGGACACCATCCCCTGTAACTGAGCCTCCGCCAAGATGCTTTCAGTTATGGGGGATCTCTATTTTCCTTCTAGCAGGAGAATCCCGTCCCGGATTGCTTCTGTACGCTTTTTTCCGGTTCGCTCACAATACCGGTCAAGGATGTCGAGCGTTTTGTCATCCAGCCGTACATGAAGCGGATTTGACTTTGGATTTTCTGCTTTCGGGCGTCCTGTGCGTGGACTCATGGTTTCACCTCACTTTCTGTAGCCCATGAATACAGTATAATTCATGTAGCCCAAAAAGTCAATGGGGAAGAGTAAGGTCTAGGAGAATTTTTTTCAAGACCGCTTGGCGGCGCGGTCAGAAATTGGTTTCGACCACAAGTGGGCGAAATTCGGAAACATGTTTCCGAAAAATTATGCGTAAAGGCTTTTTTCAACCCGTACATTTTTGACCGGGTTCACATTAAATCTCTCCGCTGAGTTTATATCGTGCGACCATGCGGTTGAAAAGATTCCCGAAGATCTCACGAAGCTTTTTGTCCTTGGCAATGATGCTGATTTTGGAAACGGCGGTGATCTCGGCCTGCGTCGCGCCGTTTGCTTGCAGACGCTGTTTGGCGAACTTGACGCGGACGTCCAGCTTTACGCCTGCGGTCGTTTCGGTCTCCTTGTAGAGCTGCTGGAAGGTTTTATGGAAGTCGAATCCCGTCTGCATACAAAATGCACGGACGCTGCGGTTCAGCTGCGATTGCCAGTTCTCCGCCGTTATGGACGATGCGACCATGGTATCCAGCGCATCCCGGACGGTATCCATTTTCTGCGAGGTTTCGGCGCTGCTGGCTTCCAACGCCTTGAGACGGCGCTCCTGCTCGACCAGAAATTGTGCCTGCGCAAGCAGCTGCTCGGCAGGGGAGAGCTGCGCGGCTTCTTTCGCACGGAAATATCCTTTAATGAGTTCGCGTTGGACTTTCCACGCCAAATCGTCCGTGAATGATTTTACCAGCATGAGATAGCCGGATTCTGTGATGAGCGTCACATCTTCCGTAGCCTTTGCCGGAAGGTCATCCCAGTGCGTCCGAAATTCGGACGCGCAAATTTTGAAGTAATCTTCTCCTTCAACGAATCTGTCCCGGTTGTCGTTGAAGCGTTTTCTTGACGTTCCGTCCGGCCGTCCGTGTACCGCGTCGATGTCCTTGAAGGTCACGACGCGCTGACCGCTGTATTCCTTGATGGTGATGTCTGTGTTGTTGATTTTTTGCAGTTCCATGAATTTCTCCTTTCTGTTTCGCTTGGCGTTCTCTACTTTCAGCATAACAGAAGCGGCAAATGTTTTTTGTACATTTTTATGTCAACAATGAAACGCTGAAGGGATGAAGAAATCAACCGAACCAAATTTGGATTCGTTGGAATTTCGGCGGTTTCGCGATCTCTCCATTCTCAGGCGGGAAGCTTGGATGCCATGAGCTGGGCGCTCCGTCGCTGGACGATGCCGGAGAAGATTTCCCGGAGGCGCTGGTCCTGCGCGACGACCGTCAATTTATTCGCGGCCTGACATTCGGAGTATTTTGCGCCGCCCGCTCTCATGCGCTCCCGGAGATGCTTCAATCGCACATCGAGGTTGCAGCCCGCCGTTTCTTCCAGTTTCCGATAAAGCGAGCCGGTTTCCGTCTGGAAATTCAGCGAGAATTCCATGCACAGCTGACGGATCTTACTGCGCGTCGCGTCCTGCCAATGGTCGCGGCTCACGGTCGGCATGGAAAGCGCAGAAATTGCGGAGTGCATGGTTTTCTGCGCGGTTTCGGTCTTGGCTTCAAGTGCGTCCATGCGGCGCTCCGCTTCCTGCTGGCGCATTTCGATGCTGATAAGCGCTTGCAGCTGCGGAGATAAGGCGGAAAACTGCGGCTGCTGCGGTTTCAGGGCTTCGTGCATTTTTTCGAAGGCTGTGACGTAGGCCGCTGTGAAAAGAACACCCTTCTCGCCGGTCATTTTGTTCGCTACCATGTCGCAGCCCTTTTTCGTGATGAGGTAGCATGGGCGATTTTTCCCTTGACCGTCAATGTAGGTACTTGGAATGAAAAAATCCAGCGAACGGAATTTTCCGTTGGCTAAAAAATCGCTGTATGTGTTGATTTTCTCAAGCAAATCCGCGTGGCGGATTTCGATAGCCTGTGCGACCTCGCGGCTGTCTACGACTTCGACGCCGTTATTTTGAATGACTTGCAAATCGTTCATTTTTTCTCCTTTCTCGTTCCGGTTGAAAATGGGTATAAAAATCCCTGTAAAAGCGCTTGACTTTTACAGGGCGTTTCGTCTATACTTGAATAGACAAAACCCCTGCGGTTTTGGCACAAGAGCAATCGTAGTGGGTCGCCAAACTTAGCTACGGTTGCTCATTTTTTATTTATCTCGGTTTTCATGGAGATATTCAAGAACAGCAAAGCGGACATATCCGCTCACAGTCATTCCACGGCGTTTTGCTTCCTCTTTCATTTTTTCGAGTGCCTCTGCCGGAAAGAAAACGGTGATCCGCTCCGTGTTCTCCTTCGGTCGTGCCATGCGTTGCCCTCCTTTCAGACACAATAATAGCATAATAAAATGATGCTGTCAATATATTTTTATTACATTAAAATGCAAGGTGGATGGAATTATGGGGTTCTCAGATTTATTCCATGTGCGTGAGTTGAAAGCAGAGATACTGGAATTAAAACAGAAACAAGAAAATCTCATAAGCCGAAATAGAGAACTTGAAAGCGCGTTTACGGACGAACACGGGGAGGCCGTTGGAATCAAAAAGCTGCTTCCCGAACTGCGGGCGGAGAAAAAACGGCTTGAAACGGAAATCGCTCGGGAAAAAGAGGAAACTGAAAATCTGCGCACTCAAAAGGATGCGATCCGGAGGGACGTTGTAGAGCTGGAAGAGGAAAAATTGATGCAGGAATTTGGCCTGTATAAGCCGCTCTATGATTTCGCTTCCTCGGAAGAATACAAGGATGCTTTGTCGGACTGCCGCGAATCACAGAAATCTATGATGCAGATGGGAACAGCGGCGGTTTGCTCTACGAAATGGAAGGTCAACGGAAGCTTGGCAGCCGGAAGGAAAATGACCAGCGACAATATCAAGTCCGCTTTGCTTGCATTTAACACGGAATGCGAAAATGCCATAAGCAAGGTCAAATTCAACAACTACGAGAGTATGAAAAAGCGGATCGAACAGATCTTCAAAAAGATCAATCGGATGAATTCGACAAATGATATAAAAATCTCGGATGAATTTTTATCGTTGAAATTCAACGAGCTTTCTCTCGCCTATGAATATGCTCAGAAAAAACAGGAGGAAAAGGAACGCGCCAGAGAACAGCGCGAGATCGAACGCGAAAATCTGAAGGTCCAGAAGGAGATCGAAGCAGAACGCAAACGCATTGAAAAAGAACGCATTCATTACGAAAATCTCATGAATCGTTTGCAGGAGCAAATGGAAGCAGAGCGCAGTGAGGCCAGGAAACAGCTCATTCAGGAAAAAATCGACGCTGCCAACGGGGAATTGAAAGATCTGGACAAGGCCCTCAAAGACGTAGATTACCGTGCGGCTAATGAACGCGCGGGATATGTTTATGTTATTTCCAATATTGGCGCGTTTGGTGAGAATGTCTACAAGATCGGGATGACGCGGAGGTTGGAGCCGAAAGACCGGATCGACGAATTGGGCGGCGCTTCGGTTCCGTTCCGTTTCGATATTCATGCTCTGATTTTCTCTGACGATGCGCCGAAACTGGAAACGGCTCTTCATAATGCGTTTGCTGACAAGCGCGTGAACATGGTAAATGGCCGGAAGGAATTTTTCCGTGTCAATCTGGAAGAGATAGAGCGCGTCGTTCGGGAAAACTATGACAAAACTGTGGATTTCCGATATTTGCCGGATGCCCAGCAGTACCGGGAGAGTTTGAAAATGCGGAATGTTGAATAGTTTGTCTTGTAACATTTATTATTCTGCTGAAAATATGTGATTTGTCCCGCGAAGTACATAAAATTTGTGATTTCGGAATCATGAGAAAAGCCGCCCGGATGGGCGGCTTTTGTTATATGCCGAGAAGGGAACGCTTCTTTTTCTGAAATTCTTCGTCCGTGATGATGCCCTTTTCCTTCAGAGTGTGGAGCTTTTCAAGCTCTGCGTAGATATCGCCCGTTCTCTGCTGGCTTTCGAGCTGCTTTTGCTCCGGATGGGGTTTCTCCGGCTCCGAAGGCTCCGCGTTTTCCTTGATGTATGCAAGCATGGCCATGACGTTTTTTGCGAATGCCAGTTTCTGCTTATACAGCTCGGAATCCCGCGAGATTTCCGCGTCGTTGATCTGCAAGCTCTGCATGGGACTTTTTATGACGTTTATATTCAATTCAATATGCATATCCTTGCAGGTCGTTTTTACTTTTTTCTTGCTGGCTGCTCCAACGACCGCGCCTGCGGCTCCGAAGAGAAGTCCACCGACGAGTGCTTTTCCCGTATTGCTCGAATACGTCGTTTCTCCGTCGTCTACCAGCTCATAGGAGATCAATTCTTTGAACTTATAGACGTATGGATGCGGCAGATTCGGTATGACCAGCACCCAGCGCTTGTTTTTCGGGTCGATGGCGAGATAGAAATTTCCGCTTGGTTCATTGGCCTCTTTTTCAATCTGAAAACCTGCCGATACAAGATCCTTCTTGCTTGCTTCGATTTTCTGATTGCTTGCTTCCATGATGGCCAGTTTTTCCTTCGCCTGATCGGCTCCGGAACTTATTGCGAAAATAATCACAACGACAACTACACAAAAGATCAAAGTCAGCTCCGCCACGTTCTGTCCTCCCACTCTTTCCTGGAATTCATTATTTTTCTTGGTTTTGCAGCATTTTCGTGAGGTCACGAAAATGCTCTGTTCCGTGATGCGGGCGGCTCCGATTGTTGGAATCCTGCCGCCCCTGTTTTTCCATCATAGCACAGCATTTTCCGGTTTTCCAGATGCCGTGGAAATTTTTTACGGAAGCAGAAGAAATGAGATCAGCGGATAGACGCTGACCGGAACACCGTTGCAGGTCTGCACGACGTATTCCCGGCTCGAAACCGAAATGCAATTGAAACGCTGCCGCGTCCCGTCCGAATATTCGACGGTCGTTTTGTGAATCTTGCGCGGATAGATTTTTCCGCCGATGTTGGCATTTACTTTCATGGAAATGACCTCCCGATGGTTTTGGTTTTCTTGGTTTTTCACACGGCTCGGATTCTGCCGGGAGTGGCGTTTTGTCCCATTCCCGGCAAACTTTTTGTCAAATGGAACGATAGAACATGCTGTCGATGTACTCACCGATGCAGAGCACCCACTTGTCGCCACCACACGTCGAGCGGATCTTCGGCGTTCTGCGGATGATCTCACCGGTCGTCTGGTTTTTCAGCGTGACGGTCGTTGCGGTCGCCTTGACGATCTCCCACTGCTCCGGAGTCCATGCGCCTGCCAGAAGTCTGCGAACGGTGAAAATTTCTCCGGGCTTGAAGGGCTGTACCGGTTTTTTCGCTTCCTCCGCCTTGACGATCTCCAGAATTTCGGCGTAGGCTGCTGTCAGGTCAAAGCCGTTCGGCGTGCGATAGGTGAAGTTCTTCGGGCCTGTCCGAAGGACGGTGCAGTCGTTGTAATGTTTGATTTTCACGACGTAGCCCGGCTTGATGTTCTCTTTGCTGAACTGCACGCCGCCCAGTGCGTCAATGCACGACTGATAATAACAAAGCTTCGAAATTTCCGATTCCAGACGGTCCTCCGTATCGTCGATCCAGTTCTCGATCTCCGAACGCTCGATTTTTGTACCGTCCCAGCGCGTCTGAGTTTCTTCCATCGCGTCGCATTCCAGCATAACGTGGTAATGTTCCAGATTTTCCCGAAGCTTTTTGATGGCCTTTTCTGCATCCTTCACGCGGCGGTCACAGAAGGCCTTATCCCCGGCGTTTTTCTGGTTCGCTGTTCTGCGGGCGATTTCTGCGCGCTCTGCGTAGTACTCGGATTTTTTGAATTCCTCAAAGCCACGGTCGAAGGCTGCAAACATTCTTTCCCGCTGCCGCGTAAAGGCACGGCCAGATGAGGTGTTGATGTTCGGCTGCGTGAAAAACGCGATGTCTCCGTGCATGGCGTTGATGGGCGCTTGCAGCGCCTGCGCCCGTTCTCTGGCGTTCTCCGAACGCGCCTCCATGCGGTCGGCCCGCTCTGCGGCCCGCTCCGCCTGTCGCGCCATTTTTTCCTCGAAGGTCAAAAGCTCGCCGGTCTTTCCGCGATCCTCCGCGCCCAGCTCCTTCGCCGTTTTTTCGGCGTAGTAGAGATTCGGACGCTTCGCACGGCTCACCCAGCAGCTGCCGCGCTTGGAAAACAGAAAGTTGCTTTTGATTTTTGCCTTGTCCGCTTCCGGAAGCGCCTGATATTCCTCTTTGGAAAAGTGAAGCTCGAGCTTTTCCGTCTCGCGGTTGATGATGTAATACATTTGAAATGCCTCCTTGTTTGGTTTTTCTGGTTTCTGTTCTACAGAAAAAGCGGGGGTTGTCCCGCTTTCCCGTGAATTCCTTCAATTTTATGCGCTCAGAATTTCGTACACCTCGCGCGATTCGTAGCGGATGACCGAATTTCCGGCTTCGTCCGTTCCGTCGTGCATCGGCCCGCAGAAATTCTTGAGCTTCGGTGCGCCTTGCAGCTCGGCCCGGCAGGATACGCTGTGGAATTCTCCCGTGGATTCAAAGGCGGCTTTCAATTCGTCGGCGGTCTGGAATTCTGCGATGGTCATACGCCGGGCTTCGTTCATCGTGATGACGCGGTAGACCTTGCCCTTCGCCTGAATTTCTGCGAGGTGGACGCGCTCCGATTCCTCCGCAAGCTTCAGCTCCTGCGGAAATCCGTCCACAAGCCCGTAAAACAGGTTTTTATCAAAGCACCAGAAGCTTTTCGGCTGCTCATAGGTCGTTTCCGGCCAGCCGCTGAAAATCGCGATGGGCTTCTCGCCGTAGATGCGCATCCCGTACACCGTGCGGCCTCCGCGTTTTTTGAAGTAGATGGTCAGGGCTTCCTTGTACTGCGCGTATGGCTTCGTATCCGCCCCGGTGACGGTGACGTGCAGAAAATACACGCCGCCGAATTCGTTCTGCGTACAGATGGTCATACGGGAATTTCCGGAATTCAGCTGGTTTTCGATGGCTTTTGCGATGGTCTCGAAATTTTTCATAGGGGGTTCCTCCTGTTCCTGTTCTATTGAATGTTCTGCCGGGTTTTTCGGGTTTGTCCCGGAAATTTCAGATTTTTATTCGATCTCCTGCTCGGAAATTTCCCAGGAATAGACGGTGTCCAGCTCCAGATAGTCGCGGGCGCAGTGGCCCAGACGGATCTCGTTCGGCTCCTCGCAGGACATATCATCGTCCCAGAAATCTTCGTCGTACTCCGCGCGGATGGCTCCGGCTCCGGCCACGATCTGCGCGCGGGCTTTCTCGATCTTTCCAAAAACGCCCAGAATCTCCACGCCCTCATTGTCTGGCGTGTCCCAATGGTGAACGGCTACGAAAACGGTCATGGTTTTTTCCTCCCTCAGAAAATGTACTCGATCAGCGCGTCCGCGCTGAAGATCACGATGAAAAGAACGGTCAGCAGAAATCCGCGAATGATCGATTTGAAAGTTTCAGACTTCATGGTTTTAACTCCTTTTTGGGTGATTTCTTTACAGTTTTTGTTCTGCGCGGAAATCCGAATTTGTCCCGTCGGTCTCGGACTTTTTTCATTTTTTTGCGGGGTTCCATGCTTTCAGCATAGCAGGTCGTGTAAGTGGTTTTTTGCACATCCGGACGCAAAAAAGCCGCCCCAAATGGGACGGCTTTCTGGTTTTTCTGGTTTTGCCGGATTCTGCGTTTTTCTTGGTTTTTCTGGTTTTCCTGGTTTTCCTGGTTCGAACGCCGCGCCGTCAGGGCGCTATGGTCCCGAATTTTGCATACTTATACATGGCAATGCACAGCTCATTCAGAAGCGAAATACCGCCGATCTGACGCGAAAAGCTTCCGCTGCCGTTCTGCTGGCGAAGCTCCGTGCGTCCGTGGATGTTGCAGAGGTAAAGGCCGTCGAAAATTCGGATGCATTCCCGTTTTTCCAGGAGAATGCCCGCTGCCGTCGTCGCCATCTCCTGCGCCGGTACGTCGAAAATTCCGTCCGCGTAGTCTACGAATAAGTAGCAGTTCCCGCCTGCCAGAATTTCGCCCGTCGCATAGTCGCGGTCGATGCTCTCAAATTTGGAAAGCAGGCGCTCCACGCTTTCCCGGCGGATTTCCGGGTTCTTGATCGTCACGCTCGCGCTCGTGCTGTAGCCGCAGTCCCGGACACGGACCGATATATCACGCGGTGCATAGCCTGCCGTTTTCAGTGTCGCGCGGATCGCGCTGCCAAGCTCTTTATTCGTCATTTTGAAGTTCCTCCGTTCGGTGTGATTTTGTTTCTGATTTATAATCTGCTCCGTTTTCTGCTTTTGTCCCGCTCAAGCGCAAAAAAACAGCGCCCGAGTTTTTCTCGGACGCTGTTCTGTATTTTCCCCGGAGTTTTCCAGCAGCGCTGTTCAGGCCGTCAGGCCCTGGAGTTTTTGGAAAGCGGCTGTTCAGGCTCCGGAATTTTGGAATCTCCACTGTTCAGAAATTTTTCGGTTTTTCATCGAAAAGAGGGAAGCCACGCGCTTTTCTCTCGCGCGGCGCCAGCTCCTGCAAGCTGTAAACCTCGCGATACTCTCGGAATTTTGCGGCGTGGAGAATATCGCTCTGATCTTGATCGTAAAGATCATCCCATCCTTTGAACTTTTTCCCCTCACCGGCAAGCCGCGCCTGTTCACGGTTGAACTGAATCACAAATTGCCGCAAAAGCTCCCGGCCTTCTTCAAGCAGCTTCTGCCGCTCTTCTTCCTTCTTTGCTTCCTCTGCCGCCCTTGCTTCTTCCTTCCGCTGCATTTCTGCCACCTGTTCAGCAAGCTTCCTTTTCTGCTGTTTTAGCAATTCTTCCGGCGTGGGGCGTTTCTGCTGTTCAGTGGATTTCGGCGCGGGCTGTTCGGCGGATGGGGATGGGGCCGGGGCCGGGTTTTGGGGCGCTGGTGTGAGCGCTCCAGATTCCCGCCGGACACGATCAAGCACGGCGTTAATGATGTACTTGTTAAGGCTCCCATCAGGCGAGGCCGCCGCCGCTGATTTGATTGTATCATAATCAGCCGGAGCCATTGCTATAGATACGCGCTTGTAGTTGGCATCCGCCCATTTTTTGCTTGCTTTGTACTGCGCTGCGCTGGTTGCCATGTTATCACCTCTGTTTTAAGTTCTACACGGTTTTTCGATTTGTCCCGCCTCTGAGATTATAACACATAAGCATATAATTATCAAGCATACATTTATATAATTATGTAGCATATAGTTATTAAGCATAATATTGCACAAATAATATGCTTAATAATTATATAATATGCCAATAGACAATATGCTTAATAAGCATTATAATAATGCCATAAGATAAAACAAAACAACGAACGCCCCAAGGGGCGCAGGCCAAAGGCCGGAAAGGAAGATACAGAAATGATTATCACGAGAGCACAGGCAAACCGAGAAATTGAGCGGCTGCACAACATTTACGCAATCAACCTTGCCAAGGCGAACGAACTCGAAATCACGAAAGGCGCTACTTACGCGCATCCGTATTATCTGGCCGCCGAAGAGGCTTACAACAAAGCGCAGAGCCTCAACGTTAAAAAATATCTGTTTTGATGGGGGTGGAAAAATGCTGAATCTGAACATTGAGCAGTACGGAACTTTGAAACTCGATCACAAACTTGCAATCTATGTGCCGGGAACGAACGGAGTAGATCAGGAAGCGGACAACTCAGAAGAGGTGAAGAAAGTGGCCGAGATTTTCTCCGAACTCTTCGGCGGAGCCACTGCAACGGAAGCAAGCGGATTCTGGCATAGCGAAACGGCGGGCCTTGTGAAAGAACGCGTTACCATTGTTTACTCCAACTGCACGGAAGAACAGGCGCGCGAGAACATCGAAAAAGTGCTCGAACTTGCGCAGGGTCTGAAGATCAGCATGAAGCAGGAAGCAATTTCGATCATGGCAGACGAAGTTCTATACATCATCTGAAAATTGAAAGGAGATATAAAAATGAACCAGAACAACGAATTTTTGAAGATTTGCCAGCAGGTGAACGACAAGGAGCTGTTTAATCGCTTCTTGGAATTCTGCGCCGTGCGCTTGAAGATCGGGCAGGACACCGCGACCATATGGGCCGCATGGCTGGACGCGAGACGCGCGGAGACTACCGCAGCGGCGACCGCGTGCAGCTGACGTTTGACGGTCCCGCAGTCATCGACGCAACCCCGGCAGGCTGACGCACCACCAGACGCCCCGGACACCCTAGCAGAGCCGCACCGGGAAGCAAAGCGGCTCCGCCCCATAAAATGAAACGAAAAAGGAGATCATCACCATGAGCAAAAGCCAGATCATGCGCAAGGCTTGGAGCCTTTACCGCGCAACCGTCGCAGAGTTTCCAGAGACGCGCAGCCGCGCCCAGTTCGCCATCTGCCTGAAAGCCGCCCACGAGGCCGCCAGAGCCGCCGCAGCAGCCCGCCGCGAGTGGGAGAACATGAGCGGCGAAGAACAGTACACCGCATTGCAGAGAATGGCGTGGACCGTCAAAGGCCGCGCCGAAGCTACAGGCCGCAGCGCTGACACGGCATGGATGCGCACGACCGACGACGCGCAGACCGTCGCCGCCGAAGCCTGGCCCCGCGTAGCTCCGGCCCTGGCCCGCAACGAGCAGGCCGAAGAGCCGCACACGCTCGCATTTATTCTCTTCGCCGCCTGCACTCAGGCCGTACACACCATAGTCCGCGCAGAATATCGCCACGTCTCCAACCGCTGCCAAATCATAGCCATCGACGCGGACGGAGACACAGCCGATCAAACCGCGCTCGACGCACTCCCAAGCGTCACAGCCACCCCCACCAGCAGCCCAGAAGATGCCGCCATCATCCGCGCCACCATCGAGGCAACAGCCACCGACAACACCGATCGACAGATCATACAGGCGCTTGCAATCGGTCTCACCGTCCGCGCTATTGCCTCTGCGTTAGGTATGAGCAAATCAGCAGTGCAGCGCCGCATCGACTCCATCCGCAGCCGCTACCGCGCCATAGCCTGAAGCAACGCCCCACCATACATCCACCACGCCGCCACGGCTTAACGTCGAGGCGGCTTAACTGTATCTACACACAATTAATATCGCGTGCGTGCGCGCGCGTCGCGCGTGTATGCGCCCGTGCGCGTATGTGCGCACACGTTTTACACGCCCATGATTAAAGTATAGTTTACTCCCGTTTCATCTAGCCCCACCAATGCAGGCGCGGCACATCTCAGCCCGGCAAACTTCCGGCCACTCTCACGCCAGCCATTGCCAGCGCATACAGGAACAAAAGGCCAGGGCGGAGAAAGTGTTCACGGCTCCGCCGTGTTCAGCGGCTCCGGCTTGTCTGACCCGTTTTGTTGCCATAGCAACGGGCAAAGCAGACGGCCACCGGCAGCGCCTCAGAACTCGAAAAATCGTCAAAAGTTCGGATAAATCCGAGTTTTGCAAGATTTCATGCAATCAGGAGCAACTTCCGTTTACATTATTAGTACTAATGTAAACGGAATCTGGAACCGAGACGGCAGAAATGCAAGCCGCCCCCATTTTACAAGTCAGGATCGGCTTCTGTTTTCATAACCACGCATAGCACTTCCCCCCACCTCCACGTTCACTCACTCGACCTCTATCTGATTCTAAATACATCCGGCGTGTGCGATCAACTCGGCGCTTTACGTTCTGGGTGGTGACGATGCGTCCATTTCTTCTTCCTTAAAATGGGGAGGGGGTGGTTTTCCAATTCTGAGGCAAAAAAATGAAAAGGCGATAGGGCATACCTCAAAAAATAAAATTTGCGCGGTTGCCTTTCGGCAACGATACAGGTTTCCTTCGGAAGTGCTTCGGCGGAAGGTCAGGTAGTGTGCAGGTAGGCAACGGTCCGGTGTGGGTGGTGATTGGCAAAAGCGGGATGCTGTGCGTTTACATAACGATGTACAAAAAATATTTGTGGCGATTCGTATGATGGAAATATAGGGAGCGACACAGAAGTTCTCAAACGAAAAACAATGGGAGGCATTAAATTGAGAGACATTCTTTTTCGAGGTAAGCGTGTGGACAACGGCGAGTGGGTGTACGGAAATCTGATCGTCCGAAAGGAAAGCGACGGGTGCGCGTGCGGAGGAAAGACTTTCATCGACAGCGGGAAGCCGTTTGACACGGCCGTGGAGGTCAATCCGGAGACGGTGGGGCAGTACACGGGCATGGATGATATTCACGGCGAGAAGATCTTCGAGTGGGATATCGTCATGGTTGAGGATTTTGAATCTGAATTTGTGGTGAAGTTCTTCCAGCACAAGGGCGAATTCAGACAGGAATCCGCAGACGGTCATGGCAACTCAGCTATGTGGTCGGGATTCCCGTACAAGCGTTGCGGAACGGTGTTCGATGCGAAAATTTGAATTTTGCGCGGGCGCTTCGCGCCGATGCAGAAAGGATGAAAGCAAAAACATGAGTTATTTCGAGGAACACGATGATATGTTCTCTGAACCGTCAAAGGCGGAACAGATCATTGAGGACGCAAAGGCTGCGCTCTGGAATGAGCTGACCGAGGAAGTCAAGCAGCTTATGGACGATGCCAACGAGGCGAAGACGAAAGCCGATGAAATCAGAAGAGAGGTTTCCAGCCTGAATTGGGAAAAAGCGCAGCTAGAGGAAGAAATCAAGCAGCTTCGTGATAAGAAGGTCTATGTCGAAGCGCACGAAGTTCCTGCAAGGCAGGTCAAGGCAATCGTCAACCATCTGACAAAGGACTTCCGCCCCGGCGATGAGTGCTGGGTGATCGGTTCGGAATACGAACGGCATACCTGCGAGATGTGCGGCGGCAAAAAGAAAGTGTCGGCTGACATTGGCGGGGAGACGTTTGAAATTGACTGCCCCACGTGCAGAGGCTACGGAACCGTTTCAAAATCAACGTATTTCCCCCAAAAGTCAAAAATCGCGAATGTCAGGATGTTGCTCTGCTTCGATTCTAGCAACCGCATGAATATATGGAGTACGGAAACGTTGATAGTTGACTGTTGCGATGACCGCAACAGAGCGGGTTCCGTATTCAAAACGGAAGAAGAGGCAAAAGTGGCGATCAAAGAAAGGTTCGTGGACGAAAATGGATTATTTTCTGAGATTCTTTGACGACGTAAGGACGCGGGTACCGCTGCCCACACTTCGAATTTTGCTCGATAACCCAGAACGGGAGTACAGGCCGGTTGAGAAACGGAGGGCGGCGCAGAAAAAGGAACCGGACATGGAGCAAACGACTATGTTCGGCGGATTGGAATGGGAGAAAAGGAAATGAGTAAACCAAAATATATGAAAGGCGATTGCATTCGGTCGCTGGACGATTTGGTGCTGCAAGAAAACATCTATTGGAACGGGAGAATTTGGAACCGAAAGTGGTTCATGAACCTTCAGATTCAACTGCTTCTGACTCAAATCAAGCACAAGGCACTAAAGTACGCTGTGAGGCGGGACGGAATCACAACGGGAGAGTTTGTCGAGCCGGTATTGTGGCATGAAATCAAAGAACGACCCCTGACGGATGCGGAAAAAGCTGAATTTTCCGAGCATGGCTATTCGGATTTTGAAATCCCGGAGTATATGTTCGAATGCCCTATGCCTGATGATGGACAGGAAATCCTGGTCGCAACCGAGTGGGGAGTGGACAAGGATGTGTGCCGCGCCGATACCGACGATTGGGGAAACCATTCGTTTGGATTGGAGGGACTCGGCGATTGGGACGACGTGATCGCGTGGGCGGAAAAGCCGAAGTACGATTCGGAGGTGAAATGAAATGGACTTAGAACAAACCGCGATTGAGCGGATACGGTTTGCAGCTGAAATGTCCCTGCGGGTATACAAGCAGCCGCTGGTAATCACATACTCCGGCGGCAAGGACTCGGACGTGCTGCTGCATCTGGCTGGCGCGGCGGGGATTCCATATGAGGTGCTGCACAGTCTCACAACGGCGGACGCGCCGGAGACCGTATGGCACATGCGGGATACCTTCCACCGCTTGGAGCTGGCAGGCGTAAAATGCATCATCGATACGCACAAGCGCACAGACGGAACGAATGTAACCATGTGGAATTTGATTCCGCGCAAACTCATGCCGCCGACACGTCGGATGCGGTACTGTTGCTCGGAGCTTAAAGAGGGCGGTGCAGAAAGCAGATTTATTGCAACCGGTATACGCTGGGCAGAATCAGTGAAACGGAAGAACCGCGGTGCGCTGGAAGTTTTGCATCAGGATATATCAAAACGCCTAACACTGATGAACGACAACGACGAGAGCAGAATGATGATGGAAACGTGCCAGCTTAAAGGGAAAAGGATCGTGAACCCGATTATCGATTGGAAAGACGCTGATGTTTTTGGTTATGCCGCAGCAGAAAAAATTTGCATGAATCCGCTGTACGGCTGCGGCTGGAAACGTGTCGGTTGCATAGGTTGCCCGATTGCGTCAAAAAACGAGCGCAGAAAAGAATTTGCGCAATATTCAAAGTACAAGCTTGCGTATATCCGGGCGTTTGACAGGATGCTTGCGGAACGGCGCAAGCGAGAACTTCCGTGCGCGTGGCAGAACGGCGAGGACGTGATGCACTGGTGGATGGAGGACGGCGTTTTGCCGGGACAGATGGTATTTGAGGGAATGGAGGATATATGACAGACAAGGAAATTATACAGGCGCTGCGGTGCTGCGCGAAGGGGCTTGGACACGACGACGCGTGCGAAAACTGCAAGGTCGGAGAAATCCAAGATCGGCGGGAATACATCGAGTTTGCGGCTGCTAACGTGATCGAGCGCCTGACTGCCGAGAACGCGGAGCTGCGGGAGGAAGTTTATAGTATGTCCGGCGAGTGGTGCGCCGCGATGTCCGTTCTTAACGGCATGGGCAGTTATGACCGGCTCCGAGAACTGGCGGAGGCCGACAAGGACGGTCGCGTGATTGTGCAACCGTGCAAGGTGGGGATATGCTTTACGAAGTAACAGGTAGAAAAACAATCAGCGTGTATAAAGTTAAGGCTATTCGCGTGGAATTGTTCGAGATTTTTGTTGAGTGGAATATTGTAGATGGTATTGTTTGGCAATCTCTGAACGGCATAGGAAACGGTGAAATCGGCAAAACCGTATTTTTGAGCCACGAAGAAGCCAAAAAGGCGCTGGTGGAAATGGAGTAGCAGATGAAGAACAGATTGACGGTCAGACACGGGATGCTATCTGACCTCAGAGCATACTTGAAGCAAGGTGGCTGGAAACTCGAAGAACCTGTCGGCGAGTACGAGGTTCTGAGGGCACGAAATCCGAATTATCCGCGACCACTTCTGGTTCACAACCGGGCAGAACGCGGCGTTGGGTACAGCATCGACGAGCGCGATGCGAAGATTTACAGCGGATGGAAACGTAACCGCCGCAAGCGTGGCTTCGACCCAGACTGGCCTACGCAGGAAGAACGGACACGGTATTTTGAAGGAGTGGACGGAGTATGAGTTTCAGCAAGAAAACACGGGAAGCGGTCTATGCGAAGTATGACGGTCACTGCGCTTACTGCGGCAGAGAGATTTCCTACAAGGATATGCAGGTCGATCATTTCAAGCCGCAACGTGCATGGAACACCGAAGACGCAGGAACGGACGATATTTCTAACCTCATGCCAGCCTGCCGGATGTGCAACCACTACAAGCGGGCAAATAGCCTTGAGACTTTCCGCAAGTATATTGCCGAGATTCCCCGCAAACTTCGCGAGAATTACATCTACAAGGTTGGAATCGTCTATGGCAACGTCATTGAGAACGAGAAACCGATAGAGTTCTATTTTGAGAAGACGGAGGCGAGGAAAGATGGCTGACACGTATTGTACGGAATTTATGGAGGATTTGCCGCCGGAAAAGCAGGCCGAGGGGCTTGGTGTTCAGGCCGCGCTGGTGCTGGGAGAATGCTTTCACTGCGAGCACTATGCACGATGTTCTACGGATGAGACGTTTGTGTTTCCGGCAGATGCCGCCTGCATGGTGCGCAAGGATATGGTCTTGAGTGAATGGGGATTGGAGGGCAAGAAGGATGGCTAATTATCGTTGCCCATACGGATACGGCTGGTGCGAGGTCCCGTATAAGGATTGCCCACATTGGCAAGGCACATTCTGCGAATTGGATGTGGAGGAAAGAGAAGATGGCTGAACTGAAACCATGCCCGTTCTGTGGCGGTAAAGTTAGCGTTGTTCTGTGCGATGACGAAGGGAATTTACATGATGAGGCATATAGAGAACATCCCTATAGTGGACTTGGCTTTATGCTTCACCATGCTCACGAGGACAACCCGGAATGCCCGATTGCAAGCTATGAGTGCGATGGCGGGATTTTGGGTGGTGTGTATATTTACGACACGGAAGAACAAGCCGTTGAGGCATGGAACAGGAGGGTAAATGATGGCTAAGTGCATAACCAAAGCGCAGTTGAGCCAACTCTATCAGACTCAGCTCATCGATAACGACGAATATCTGAGACTCTTAAAAGAGTTTGCAGGGATAGAATCCCGGCCGACCACGGAGTACAACCACTACGACGAAAATGGTGATTTTATTGGTAGCAGCGTGGACACCGATCTTTGTGACCTGCTGGACGAGGCTGGCGTGGAGGTGCGGGACGATGGGGCAACATAAGCACAACCCGACCGCTATTGCGGCGGCAAAAGGCGAGCTGCCGCCGCGAGAGCGGCGGCTGACCAAGAGGCAGGCAGAAGTGCTGCTACGGAAGAAAATCCTCGATCTGATACCTGGAACGTTTGCTCTTCCGGATGGAATGAAAGAAATACTTGCAAATGGAGGAACACCATATGTCTAGATCTGTAAATGAAGTTCTTTTCGGAGCGGTCAAGAACAAACTGCAAACGGCGCGCGAATCATATGCCGTATATCGATCCACAATGGAGGACTTGAACCAGCTGTTAAAGGATATGATCGACTATGCGGTAAAAAACAACTGGAACCTCCAAGAACCGTCCGATTATGACATTGAAGGTTATTTGTATGATGGCAAGCCGGAAATCGGTGAGGTCATGAAAAGGATCATAGAGATGTTCGGGGTACCAGTGGGGGAACTTTGAAATGGCCGGTTACATCAAAGACAAAGATACAGGAGGACAGAAAATGGATGCTGTGGAGTATTTCAAAGCATATGCGAGAATGTGCGATTCTTTTGATTCTAAGGACAACGTCACGGGAAAACCGTGTGTAGGCTGTCCACTTGACGATATTGGACGCGGATGCCATATGAACGATCTCACCAACAACGCAGAGGAATGTGTTGCTGCGGTCGAGAAGTGGGCAAAAGAGCATCCTGTTAAAACGAGACAGAGCGAGTTTTTGAAGCAATATCCAGAAGCAGAAATTGGTGATGACGGACTACCGGGCGTTGATCCATGTCAATTATACAAAGAAATAGCAAATGTCGAGATATATGATGGTTATTGCAATAAATATGGATGCACTGATTGTCGCCGTGATTTTTGGCTGGCTGAAACCAAGGACGGTGAAGCATGATGGACAAGCAGCTGATTTACAGGGAAGACGCGCTCGAAATCGTGCGCCGGACATCTGGGGACTATGCTGCGGCATTTGCTGAGATCAGCCGACTGCCTGCAGTGGATGCGGTGCAGGTCACTCGGTGCAGGGATTGTGATGGCCGCCGTGTAGAAGTTTCCAACCGTGGAATATTTGTGAACTGTGGCTTTTGCTCTGCAAGCAATCTGGTTATGCCAAACGACGGGTTCTGCTCTCTTGGAAAAGGAGGACAATAAATGCCGCTCATAAACGTTGCGCTTTATGGAGACGGGTCGCGCGGCGCACGGCTCAGAGCGGAGTATATCTACTGCAATCACACGCAGGAATGCTCCGCATACCACGAAGGGAAATGCCTGAACGTTACCATACCGTTCAACCGACGGTGTGAACTTGGCAGAGTTGAAAAAGTGGATGGCGGCACAAAACAGAGCAAACGCTATGACACTGTGACAGACGCAGCGCGGCATTCGCCAGAATATCGCAAACTCAGATATCCATCCTATTGGTATGTAATTCGCATTGGAGATATGGCGTATCTGAATCTTCCTTACATTGACCTCAAATTGGACGGAAGCCGACTGAACGCATCAACGGCGATATTCACAAATCAACATTTACTAGTGGACAGACCAATGCTGACACCGGACAATTTGGACAACGCACTTGGATATAAACCACGCAATATGTGCGGAGACATCATCAAGGGCCATGCGGATGTAATCGTGCCGAATTTCCTGCACCAATTCAAAAGACTGTTCCCCGTGGAATATGACCGTTTCGTGAAAGAGTACCCAAAGTATGCAGAGCTGTCTCCGACATTTATCGGAAGATGTGCAAAACTCGCAACGTGCAATCCAGATTGCGTGTACAAGGATTCAAGCGGGAACAAGTTCACGATGGAAGATGGGGAACGGATGGTCTGCAAAGAGTATAGATCGGGATTCCTTCCGTTTGGAGCGTCCAAGGCAGAAGTCATTATTACGCTGACAGACGATATGAAAGTTAAAATCACGGACAACTCACAGGTCTTGGACGATACTGTGTTTGTATAGGAGACAAGATGAACAGCAAATACTTGGAGTTTCTGAAATCAAAACAAAACGTTGCGACCGATGCGGGCTTTGAAGTGGATGACCTGAACCCGAAACTCTACGAATACGAACATGACATTGTTCGGTGGGCGCTCAAAAAAGGGAAATCCGCTATTTTTGCAGAGTGCGGCCTTGGAAAAACGCCGATGCAGCTTGAGTTTGCAAATCAGGTTTGCAGACACACCGGAAAGAGCGTCTTGGTGGTAGCACCACTCAGCGTTGCACATCAGACAATCCGTGAGGGTGAGAAGTTCGACATACATGCGTCCTACGCGCCAGATATGAGTGCGGTGACGACACCCGGCATCTACACAACAAACTATGATCGTATTGGCAACTTTGACGCATCTGCATTCGCCGGCGTGGTTCTTGACGAATCCAGCATCCTGAAAGACTACACCAGCGCGACAAAACAGGCGCTGACGGATATGTTCAAGTTCACGCCGTACAAACTCTGCTGCACTGCGACGCCATCCCCGAACGATTATGTGGAACTCGGAAATCACGCAGAATTTCTAGGAATCATGAGCCGGACGGAGATGTTGGCTACCTATTTCGTACATGACGGCGGAGAAACGCAGAAATGGCGGCTCAAGGGGCACGCGCAGGAGGCGTTTTTCGCATGGGTCTCGAGCTGGGCGTGCTGCATGACAAAGCCGTCGGATCTTGGCTACGAAATGTCCGGATTCGACCTTCCAGAATTGCGTCTGCATGAATGTATTTGCAGATCTGAGAGGATTGAAGCAGATGATGGTCAAATCGGATTTCTACCGCAGGTATCCATGTCACTGATGGAGCGGCGAAAAGCCAGACGCGACAGCATGGAGATACGAACTTCGAAAGCCGCTGAAATCGCAGTAGGAGAGGATACGCCGTGCATCTTGTGGTGCGACCTGAATGCGGAACAGGACGAATTGGAACGTGAACTCGGAGAAAAAGCGTTCTCCATCCGAGGCGCTACGCCGGATAACTTGAAAGTGGAATATGAGAGACGATGGAGGTCCGGAGAACGAAAAATACTCATCAGTAAGCCATCGGTGTTTGGATTTGGGATGAATTGGCAGCACTGTAACCGTGAAGTTTTCGTCGGACTTTCGGATTCCTTCGAGGCATATTATCAGGCGGTCCGGCGGTGCTGGCGTTATGGTCAGACAAGACCCGTAGATGTCTATATCGTGATTTCGGATGCGGAAGGCGCAGTAAAGGCGAACATCGAGCGCAAACAGGCGGACGCGATACGGCTGACGCAGGAATTGGTAAAGTATACGAAGGACATTTTGAGCGCCGATGTACGGCATACGACAAGAATCACAGAAAAATATTTTGCGAATGAAAGGATGAATGTACCACAATGGATGAAGCTTGCGTAAGAAACGAGGTTATTACTGACAGATACGCCATCTATAACGGCGATAGCTGCGAGATTCTGCCGGGTATCCCATCAAACAGCGTACACTTTGAAATCTACTCACCGCCTTTTGCATCGCTATACACATACTCGAACAGCGAACGCGACCTTGGAAACTGCAAGTCTGACAGCGAGTTCTTTGAACATTTCGAGTTCATCATCAAGGAACTTTACCGTGTGCTGATGCCGGGACGCATCATGGCCGTTCACTGCATGAATCTGCCGACATCCAAAGAACGCGACGGGTATATCGGAATCAAAGATTTCCGTGGAAATCTGATTCGCGCGTTCCAGAAGGAAGGTTTTATCTACCATTCGGAGGTTTGCATCTGGAAGGACCCTGTGATCGCCATGCAGCGCACAAAAGCGCTGGGGCTTTTGCATAAGCAGCTCAAAAAGGATTCCTGCATGTCCAGACAAGGTATTCCGGATTATCTGGTTGCGATGCGCAAGCCGGGGGAAAACCCGGAAAGAGTCGAGCACACGAACGAATCCTTCCCAGTTTCCATCTGGCAGCGGTATGCATCTCCAATTTGGACGGACATCAATCCATCCGATACGCTGCAGGCAAGCTCTGCCCGCGAGGAAAAGGACGAGAAACACGTCTGCCCTTTACAGCTCACCGTCATTCGCCGCGCACTGAATCTGTGGTCGAATCCCGGCGATACGGTTCTCAGTCCGTTTATGGGCATCGGATCTGAGGGCGTTGTGGCCTTGCAGAACGGCCGCAGATTTGTCGGTGTGGAGCTGAAACCGAGTTACTACGAACAGAGCGTGAAGAACTGCGCGGCAGTCACGGAGACAACACAGGAAAGCCTGTGGTGAGATGCGTACAACTAAGAAGCAAAGCAAGACAGCGGAGCGCGATTCCAAGCGCTCCGCTGATTTTCTTTCCCACTTGGTTGACATAAAATTGTACAAAAAACATTTGTTGCCGCTTGTAAAATGAGAATTAGGAGGGGATACACGATGAACGACAAACGGAGCACAGTTCGGATGCGGTATACGGGAAAGACCGGATACCACGGACTCAGGCACGGAAAGGTATATGCGGTCAGCATCGTCAGCATGTACGGAAAGTTTTGGGTAGAGGTCGGAGAAAATGCCATTGCGTATGTTTCGCTCACGATGCTCTGCCGAAACTGGGCAGACGTTTATAAGGAGGAATGGTATGAACGACTGTGAGAGAATCGTTGCCTACTGCAAGGAGCATGGCTCCATCACGCAGCTGGAAGCAACGCGTGAGCTGGGGAACACCCGTCTCGGCGCAAGAATTTGGGACTTGAAGCATCGCGGATATGAGGTCACGGACGTATGGGAGAACGGAACGGACAGGTTCGGAGACGCGACGCGGTACAAGCGATATTTCGTGAAGGAGGCAGCGAAACGTGTCGAAGCACTGTGAGGGATGTGTATGGTGGGAGGAATTCACATGGGCCTGCTGCAACGGAGACAGTCCGCATTGCGCAGATTTTGTAAACTGCGGATGTGCGTTTTTTGAACGGAAGGAGGACGGCGAATGCCGGAGCGAAAAAGAACAGAAGCCGTAACCGCACGGGAGGAACCTGCGGCGCCGCAGAAAACGTGCATGGGATGCGAATCGTGGGACAAGTTCAGCTGCTTCAACGCGGAAAGCCAGTTTTTTGGTGGTTCGGTTGACTGCGGGTGCAGATTTTACAAGAAGGAGGCGAAGGAAAAGTGACGCAGATGGAGGGTACAACGGAAAAGCCGATGGCACAGGTCAATGCATTCATGAATCGGGATGCAGAGGTAACACAGGCTGAAAACGCCGTGGAGCATCCGACGCATTATTGTCAAGGCTCCATTGAGTGCATTGACGCGCTGAACGCGATGGTCGAGGGATGGGATGATCCGGTGGCGGCGGTGCTGGCATGGCAGACGGTCAAGTACATCTGGCGGCATCCGTTCAAAAGGAAACCGCTGGAGGACATCCGGAAGGCACAGTTTTATCTTGCACGGATGGAAGAGCGATATCTGGAAAGCGAGGCAGAGAAGAAGTGAAAGTGTTTTTGACATTCCTTGCGGTATTCTCGGATATCGTGTGTATGGTCGGCGGGATCATATTTCTGAAAGCCGGATACAAGTGGAGAGGATTCCGCAGCAGCCGCGAGATGGTGTGCTACGCCGCCGTGGGGATCTCGCTTCTGGCCGTTTCAATCGGCGGGATGCTTCTGCTCCTGAACGGCATGTGACTGTAAGGCCACAGGAACGGCTTCAAGGCGAATTTGAGTTTCGACGATAAAACTCACGCCGGAACACATCAACGCGGCGTGTGGCCGAGCGTGAGGCTCGACGCTTGGCAAACTAGAAAACGGAGGATTGGAAATTGCTGAATGAAGTTTTATTGCAGGGCCGGTTCGTAAAGGACCCGGAGCTGCGCAGGACGCAGGCAGGGGACGCGGTAACGTCCTTCACACTGGCCGTGGAACGGGATATCCCGAACAGAGACGGAACGAGGGAGACGGACTACATCGACTGCGTTGTATGGAGAAAGACGGCGGAATTCGTGGACCGGAACTTCACAAAGGGCAAGCTGGCCATCGTGAAGGGAAGGTTTACGATCCGGAAGTTTGAGGACAAGGACGGAAATAAGCGCTCCAAGGCCGAGGTCGTGGCGGACAGCGTTTATTTCGGCGAAAGCCGGATCGGCGAGAATCCGCCGGTACGCGAGAAGATGGCAGAAAAGGGAACGACGCAGGTCGAGGATGTTTTCACGCAGATCGATGAAAGCGGACTGGATCTGCCGTTTTGAGGGGGATAAAGAATGGACATGAATTATGAAGTGGTTCTCATAGATGCCGCTACTCTTGATGACGTAAGAAACAAAGACATTGTGAAAATCAATCTTGGCGTGTTGACCGAGGAAGAGTATTGGACGGTCATGGAGATATGCGCGAATGCTGGTCTTTCAACGATCGTGCGTCCACATCCGGAGAAAACCGAAGGAGCCGACGAATGGAAGTAAAAGGATGCCCGTTTTGCGGAGAAAATGAAATGATTGAACTGCGTAGCAGGAGATGTTCGGCAAGATACATGGGATGGATCGTTTTTGTCACATGCGAAATGTGCGGCGCACAATCTAAAGTTTTCTCATGCAGCGAAGATCCATCTGAAAGCGAATGGCAGAATGATGCCTGCTACAAAGCAATCAAAGCATGGAACAGACGTGATAAACCACACAAGAGGTGACAGAGAGTGGCCGAAAAAAGAATGTTCACAAAGGCAATCATAGATAGCGACGCATTTCTTGAAATGCCGCTTTCCGCACAGGCGCTATATTTCCACTTGAACATGCGAGCCGACGATGACGGGTTTATCAATAACCCAATGCGCATTACAAGCTATGTCAATGCGTCCGCTGACGACCTCAAAATATTGCTTGCAAAACGTTTTATCATCAGATTCGATTCTGGGGTAATCGTTATTAAGCATTGGCGAATGCACAACACGCTCAGAAGTGACCGGTATCACCCAACCGACTATCAGGACGAGCTGTCACTGCTATGCGTCAAAGAGAATAAATCGTACACGGAAAAAACGCCGGAGTTTTATCCAAGCAGTACACAGCCCGAACAACCAGAGCGGTTGCCAAGTGGTTGCCAATCTGGCAACCATGGCAACCGAGGTTTAGGTTTAGGTTTAGGTTTAGGTTTAGACTTAGAAGAGGTTAAGGAAGCATCTAACGATGCTTCTTGCGCGGAGCCGGAAAAATCCGCCTCCACGCCGCCGGTGATCTCGCTTATCCTGCATGATAACTCATACTTCGATGTCACGAACGACGATTACGTCAAATGGAAAGAACTGTACCCGGCTGTTGACGTTATGCAGGAGCTTCGGAAGATGGCCGGATGGTGCGACTCCAACAAGACTAAGCGAAAGACGCGGCGCGGGGTACGGGCATTTATTACGGCATGGCTTGCGAGAGAGCAGGATAAGGGAGGCAGTTCCAGAAAAACAACGCAGTCCCTGAAAAATGCCGTACCAATTGACTACGGCTCACCGGAGGATTTCTACAAATGACGCTTGGGATGGATGAACTCATGAAGCTGCGTGCACAGAAGCAGGCGGAAGCCCCTTACATCCCAGATGAGGACAACAGACGCGGATATGCGGCGCTCATGCGGAATACCGCAAAGAAGGTTCCTGCGGACTTGGCGAACACAGAAACACGCAGCGATGGATTTCTTTACTGCACAATCTGCGGAGGAAAGCGGCAGACGAAGGTCGATCTCCCGGATGGAACGACAATGAAAGCTCCGTGCCTTTGCAAGTGCATGACAGAAAAGGCCGAAGAATCCGTCCGGATGCAGGCAGAAAAGGAACACGCGATGGAGATTGCGGACCTGAGAGCAGCTGCTTTTGCCGGAATGGACAAATGCATGGCAAACTTTACGTTTGCAGCAGATGACCGTGCAAACACGAAGGTATCCGCAGGAATGCAGAGCTATTGCGAGAATTTTCCAAGGCTCCGGAGAGACGGAAAAGGAATTCTCCTTTACGGAGATGTCGGGACGGGAAAGAGCTTCTTCGCGGCGTGCATCGTAAATGAACTGGTTTCCAAGGGATACAGATGCCGCATGACTACCTTCTCGCGGCTTACGAATCAGATCAGCGCGATCTGGAACGGGAAGATGAATTTCATTGACGAGCTGGCAACGCTGGATCTGATATCCATCGACGATCTTGGCGTCGAGCGCGACACAGAGTACATGAACGAGCATATCACGACCATCGTCGATACGCTTTATCGGGCAAAGGTTCCCATGGTCATTACCAGTAACTTTTCGCCGCAGCAGATGACGGAAGAATGCGACATCCGAAGAAAGCGGATCTATGACAGGCTGCTGGAAAGATGCCATCCGGTCATGATGGTCGGAGAAAGCCGGAGAAAGAACATGGGACGGAACGACTACAGGGAAATGAAATCACTATTGGGGGTGTAAGACATTTGGCGAGGATGCCGCAGCACTTTGACAAAAGATGCCCTTGCACGGCAGAGTGTGCGAAAAGAAGCGCGGAATGCAGGAAGGCATGCAAGGAATATGCCGCATATGCGGAAATAAAGCGGGCGGAATATGCAAGAAAACTAAAAAATGAGCAGGAACGGCGTATCCGCACCGGCGCTTCGGAGGCGCAGAAAAGCCGCGCCAGAAAGCGCCAGCGTGACGCGAAGGCGGCCGGAGGGCGCGTGCGATGAAGAATTTCAAAATCGTCCGCACTTTCGACGGAAAGACCATGATGGAGACGGAACATGAGTCGTGCGTCTATGACGATGATACGATCCGCTCCATGATGAAAAACGGGTACAAGGCATATATGGACGGCCGAGTCTATCGGCCGTCAGATGGAGGAAAAAGAAATGATTCAGGTAGGACAAACCGTAAAGCAGTTCGTTAATTTTTCGCCGGATAAAACGGAAAGCCGGCCGACAGACAAGGAAGCACTCTACGGAACAGTGATCTATGTACATCCCAATAGACGTTTTTATACGGTAGAATTCACCATGTGGAATGGAAGCAAGATCCGCGCCTGTTTCCGGGAGGGCGAATGATGGGCATGACCTTCGCACAGAAGCAGAAGGAACAACTGCAGGAGTACCTTCAAATCGGGTTTGAATCTGGCTGTCAGAAGTACGCCGACCTGTACGGAGCGGCTCTTGCAATGGATGGATACGGCCCGGAACGACTTTACAAGCTGGCCGTGAAGGTTGCGGAGCTGGATGCAGAACTCGGAGATGCATGGGGATGCGGGAACGAATCCGATGTTTTGCAGGAGAAACTTGACCGAATCCTGAAAAGGGGGTACGGAGAACGTTTTCAGCCGTTTTACGCCAGAAACGAGCATATCAAAAAATTCAATTACAAGGGGAGAAAAGCATGATGAACAGCGCGATTGAGAAAGGTTTTGCTGGCTTGGAGGCGGCAGAAACCGGAAGCAAAGCCTGCGCATATTGGAGCGGTTTCCTGGACGGCATAAATGCGCAGATGTCGGACATTGTGAACGGAATTGCGGACAGCGCCGTGTGCAAGATGCTGGCGAATATCGATATTTCGGACAGACGTACCCCAGTCATGTTGGAGGATGGCGTACGGATGCCGGTTTACGCGCACGACGCGGATGCGGGAATGGACCTGTTTGCGGCAGAAGAAAAGACCATACTGGCACACTCGCGCGGTACGGTTCGGACGGGAGTGCATATGGCCATCCCGGAAGGCTACTTCGGCGCGATCCGCGCAAAGAGCGGACTTCTGAAATCGTTCGGGATCTTATGCTCCGGGACTGTAGACTCCGGATACACGGGGGAGATCATGGTCACGCTGGTCAACACGAGCGGAGAAGCGTTTGGCGTTTCCAAAGGACACAAAATTGCGCAGATGATTTTGATTCCGTTCCAGCACGCGAATCTCAAGCGAGTGACCACGCTCGATGAAACGCCGCGCGGAGATCACGGATTCGGGAGCAGCGGAAGATGACATGGGACGAGATGGACGGACTTGAACGCGCAATGTCGTTCAAAAAATTGCAAAAGCTGTTTCAAGAAGCCATGGAGCGCGAGTATGAAAAACTCGTGTCCGAAGCGAAAGAAGCGCAAACGAGTCCATTCCCTAGTCTCATGGATGAATCAAAATTTCAGTTCGGCTACGGGAGACCAATGCAGATCATCCCGGATGGCGAATGGAAACTGATAAAATCACTGAAAGCGGGTGAAAAGCGTGAAAGGTGATTACTACCAACGCGCCACGGCATTTTTTGAGAGCTATTTTGAAGTCCCAGCGTCATATTATGAAAAGGGAACGGCGAGGCTCAAGACGGAAGCGATTCGGGATCTCATGGAACAGCTGATAGAACAGCAAGTGTTTGTCGATGAAAAGGATATTCGGCGGGAAGCGCTTCTGGACTACGATGTGGTGCTTCCGACTTTGTAAACGGTCCGAAATGTAGAAGAGGGGGTCGGAATTGAAGAAGAACGCAAAAATCAGGGTGTGCAGCTATGCGAAAAGGAAAGACGGAAGCCTGATTGCAATTGAAGATCTCCATTACGAAGAACGGAAGGCGTTTGCAACAAAGGCCACGCTTGCGTTCATGAACGAGCTTTACGCAGGGAAAGCGAAATTCTTCGATTGTAGCAGCGCTCCGAACGGATCGGTACATGCGACGTGAATGAGATATGACACGAAAATATGGGAAACGCGCAGCGGTTAAGTTCGCTGTGCGTTTTCATTTGCGGTGGAATTGTAGGCTGTTGGTGTCTGGCCCACCGGACGCCAATAGACTACAATTTGGGGTATGGAGATAAAAAGTCAGATTTCATAGCGGTATACGATGGAAAGAAGCATGTTTTGCTTATCGAAAGTGCAGGTGTCGATGATGCGTTTGACGGCGTCGTACTTTTTCGAGATTGGGGCGTCGGATTCCAGCGTTTCCAAGGTACGTTTGATGGAATCCTTCATGGAAACCTCAGTGGATGCGCCGGACGCGGATTCGAGGGTGGAAAGCTCCGCGTCGATCTGGTCGATCTCTCTCTGGATGGATGCCTTGATTGCGGCGTAGTCCTCAAGGGAGTCGATGCCGTTCATGTAGGCATCGCGCGAACGCGCGAGGCGCGACAACATGCGGTCACGGTTGCGGCGGAGCTGGCCGGCGCGCGTGTCCTGCGGCTTGGGTATGTCGATGATCTGGTAGGAGATTTCAGAAGAAAACGAAAAATCGTGACGCAACTGCTGGATAAAGGATTCCTCGATCAGCTCCACGGCAATGTGCTGCGAGGTCTTACACGAACCACGCGCATAATTGTTGCACTTCAAAAAATGCGGCTGGGACCAGATAAGGGTCGCACCGCAGGATGCACAGCGGACGATGCCGCAGAGCCAGTGCTTGCGGTCGGAGGATGGACGGCCATGGTATGCCCATTGGGATTTCAACTGCTCGACGCGGAGCTGGGCGGCCTCCCATGTCTCTTCGTCGATCAGAGGCTCGTGAGCGCCTTTGGCGCAGATGATGTTTTCGTTATGGAAGTCCCGGCGGGTACGCCCGGCCGGATTCCAGCGAAGCTTTCCGATGTAAACGGGATTGCGGATGATGTATTCCACTGTGCGGTTTTCAAAGCGGCTCCCGCGATGCGTTTTGATGCCTCTGGAATTCAAGTCCTGCGCGATGGGGTAAAAGCCCTCTCCGGAAAGAAAACGATGGAAGATCTCTTTGATGAGTTCCGCTTCCTCGGGGACGGGAACAAGCACGCCGTTTTCGACCTTGTAGCCGAAGGAAGCGGTGGATTGCAGAACGCCGTTCTTCGCGTTGACGGTCATGGAGCGCTTGACCTCTTCCGAAAGGCGGACGGAATAGAATTCGTCCATCCACTCGATGATGCGCTCGATCAGACTTCCAAATGGGCCGGCGATCAGCGGCTCGGAGACGGAAATCACGTCAACGTTGCATTTCGAGCGGAGAATGGATTTGTAGAAAATGGACTCTTCCTGATTCCGGGCAAATCGGGAATATTTCCAGACGATGATGACGCTGAAGGGATGCACGGGGTCCTTTGCGGCGGCGATCATGCGCTGAAAGCCGGGACGTTTATTTGCCGCACGGCCGGAAATACCATCGTCGTGGAAAATGAATTCGCTGGGGAGAAGCATATTGTTTTTCGCGGCGTATTCCTTCACCTTTTCAAGCTGAGACTCCGGGGAAAGGTCGGTCTGATCTTCTGTGGAGACGCGGATATAGGCAGCAGCGACGGTCAAATCAGTGTTTGCCATGCGCTTGCACCTCCGAAAACTTCTGGATGGCTTCGTCGCGTTCACGCATGACACGCAGGAACTCCTGCTTCAGGGCATAGAAGGTATCGGCGCAGACTCCGAGACGCGGTGCAAGACGAATGTTCTCGTCCAGACTGTCCAGAACGGCTTTATCACGTTCGCTGTAATTGCTCAAAGAAAAGACCTCCAAGAAAAAATATGTAACGGAGTTAAAGAAAAAATCACTTTTTACGAAGGAGCCGGAAAAGAAACCCACAGATAGACAGGAATGACGCGGCAACCAGTCCGATTGCGATGTATGCAAGAATACTGACGTTTCCGTTCCGAATAAGGCCGTCGTTTGGAACGCTGGAATCCCAAATGATATAGAAAAGAAGCGTAAACACAAGGACTGCGCAAAGGCCGACAAGCAAGAAAACGGTATATCTGAGTCCTTTGTTCTGAGACCGGAGCATCTCGGCCGTCTCTTTCTGGTGCTCGGTATCACAAATTGCCACGTTCAGAGCGCCCTTGATTTCAGAGAGCCGCGCTTCCTTTTCATGGTTTTGCAGTTCCAGGCCGTGAAGCTTCTCAGCAATCTCCGGTGCGCATTCGGAAGAAGCGGATAGGCCGAATAAATCGTCGATAGACAGGTCAAGCGATTTGCAGATGGCTACGGCGTAATACAGCTTCGGGTCGGTCTGGGAGCCGTCACAGAGACGGTCAACAGCGGACTTAGAAACGCCGGAAAGCGCGATCAGGTCATTGTTCGTATAGCCCTTTGCAGCCTTGGCACGCTTGATGCTGGGCTGAAATTCCGCGATATATGGGGCTAACTCCTGAATTGCACTCATTGGGTATAACCTCCATCGTATGATTTCACGATTTTCACGGTTTTCACAGAAGATAGGTGTGAAAATCGCAATAGATGCGATAAAAACGCAAAACTGCATCTGTACGGATCTCTGCGCTTCTGCTACGATGTAGGTGTAGCAGATCGGTGGACAAATGAGGCGGTCTGCTGTAAGGCTCCGCCGCCTGTGCCAGAGGCGGCGGAGCTGACGGAGTACCATAGCACAAAATGAGTCCGATAAACGGGATGATTCTGAATTTGTGCTATAGAAAAATGAAATGGAAATTTGTGCAATATGAGCGATTGCATTTTTGAAACTTCCGTTCTAAAATATAAACACGGCATAGATATCTGGAAACGAATGAAACAGGAAAGGATGCATGGTACGATGAAGTCTGGAAAGAAAGCAGCAGTGGACATGAACGAAGATCTTATAGAGGTGCTGATGGAAGTAAAAGATAGAAAGCGGTTTATTCGGTTTCTGAATTTTTGTGTTCTGCGTCTGAATAGAGACGAGCCAGTTCGAGCAATTTGGAACGAGTGGATGCGGAAAGCTGGCTGAAAATATGAACCATTTCCATAACCTCGGCGTCGTTACTGACGTCGGGGTTATTTTTTTGTTCTGGGGCGCGTACATCGGAGTTCCCAAGAATCCAGTCGGCGGAAACGCCATAGAATTCCGCGATTTGCGGAATGTACTTCATAAAGGACTTGGAACGTCCAGACTTCCATTCGGTAATGAGGTTTTTGGACTCAATATTGAGTGCGCGGCGGAATGCCTGACCGTTTCCATGCTCTGACCCGATCAGCGAAAAGATCCTGTCGCGGATCTCGTCGGCGCGGTCATTGCTGTTGTCTGTGATCTCGGAAAACGTGTTTGCTGTTTTTGACATAAATATACCTCCAATTTTGTGCAAGCGTCCAAAATCACATAAAACGTGTGATGTCTATTGAAATCACATGAAATATGTGATATAGTACACCCGTAAAGAGAAATTGACATGAAAGGCAGAAAAACAGAGCCTTTATGGGATTGCAGCCCAGAAAGGAATTTCTTGTTTCATGTGATTTGACACAAACATGATAATTTTTTTGCTTTCGTTTGTCAAGACACCTTTACAGAAAAATCATGAATTTTATGTGAATTCAATTTGGGGGTGTAAGTATTTACGAGCTTTTTAAGGCGGAAATCGTGAAGCAGAAGCGGATACGGAAACTGACGAACGAGGACTTGGGAAAACTGACCGGCTATAAAAGGCAGACGATTGACGCTTTTATGGCCGGTGCGCGTGATTCCGAAAATGTGGCGAAGGCCATTGCAAAGGTCCTTAAGATCGAGCTGTGAGGTGGGAAAACATGGACAGTCTTGTATTCTTGGCACCAAACACAGAAGAACCGTTCACAACATCAGAAGTCATCGCCGAATGCGCCGGAGTTCAACACCATACTGTGACGCGACTGATTCAGCAGCATGAAGCCGATTTCAAGGAATTCGGACTGCTTCGATTTCAAATCGACGCAGTGAACACCACTGGAGCAAGGGGAACGAAATACACAAAAACGTATCGGCTGAATGAACAGCAGGCCACGCTCCTGCTCACGTTTCTGAGAAACACGCCGACCGTCATTGCGTTCAAAAAAGAGCTGGCTTGAATATGAGCGAGAATAAAAAAGTTCGAGCTGGTAGATTTCACGCAATGGACTTGACCGGAATGCGCTTCGGAAGGCTGGTTGCGATAAAGCCAGATGGAAGAATGTATAACCATGCGGCATGGCTGTGTAGATGTGACTGCGGCAATTTTAGACGACATGTCGTAAATGATCTGACATCCGGACGGATAATTAGCTGCGGGTGTTATCAACGTGAACAAGTCGGAAAAAGAATGAGAGCGCAAAAAACAACTCACGGCGGAAGGAGAACCAGACTCTACACTGTGTGGGCAAGCATGAAAAGAAGATGTTCGTCGATGACCTGCAAAGAGTACCACTTGTACGGAGGGCGTGGAATCAAAGTCTGCGAAGAATGGATGGACTTTGAAAAATTTAGAAAATGGGCAAATGAACACGGATATGTCGAAAACGCAGACAGAGGTTCTTGCACATTAGACCGCATCAACGTAGATGGCGACTATTGCCCGGATAATTGCAGATGGGTTGACCAAAAGACTCAAAGCAATAACAGAAGAAAACAAAAATGGATTGAAATTGACGGAATAGTAAAGACCCTTTCGGAATGGGCAGATATATCCGGAGTCTCTTATTCAGCAATCCAATACAGGCTGGGGAAGGGATGGGATGCGAAAAAGGCTATTTTTCAGCCTTCGAAAAAGGAGAATGGAAAGTGACAATTCGGAAGTCGTACCCTGATAGAAAATCCTGGCTCAAAGGACGTGAAAACGGTCTTGGCGCGTCCGATGCTGGGATTGTACTCGGAATATCGAATTATAAAAGTCCGATTCAGCTCTGGAAAGAAAAGTGTGGAATCGTAACGCCAAGAGAAATTGAAGGAAATCATCGAATTGATTTTGGCAATGCGGCAGAGGAACCGCTCCGAGGAATGTTTAGACTAATGCACCCAGAGTATGAATTGACGTTTGAACCATTTACGATTCTGCGTCAGGAAGGAGATTATTCGTTTTTGTTTTGCACACCAGACGGCGAACTTGTGGAGAAAGCGACTGGTATCCGTGGAATCTATGAATCAAAGACAGCAACGTGCCTATCTAAAAAAGACTGGATGAAATGGGACAGTCAAATTCCACAGTTATACTACGCGCAAATCTGTGAACAGATGTTTACCGGTGACTTTAGCTTTGCCGTAGTTTGGGCGTTGCTGTTAAATAGCGTTGGAGATGGAACGATACGCATGTATCGTTTCAATCGAGCTGATTGTGAGGACGATATTCAATTTGTCCTGCAATCAACGAAGAAATTTTGGGGCTATGTGCAGAAGCGGCAGATGCCGCCGATGACACTGAGTTTATGAAAAATGGAGGGACAAAAATGATCGTAGAGGTGAAATTTTTCCGCAAAAGTGCGATGGCTTACGTCGGACGGGGGTACAGCTATGACACGGAAATGCCGCTGAAGGTCGGCGACCGTGTGATCGTTCCGGCGGGAGACGGAAAAAATCGGGCAATCGTTACGGCGGTGAATGTGCCGGAAGAAAATATCCATCCGGATTATTTCCCGCTGAAGAAGATCGAGGAGTATGACGTGCCGGAGGTGGATGGCTGATGGAAACCACCGAGATCCGGATGATAACCGACCTCGACAAGGCCATTCCACAGAGTCTGGACTTCAACTTTGAGGAAGTCAAGGCGTGGCTGGCGGAAAATCTGGCGGCGTACAAGTCGATGGTGGTCACGGAGGATGCCATCGGCGCGTCAAAGGCCGACAAGGCAAAGATCGCCAAGATCAGCAAGGCGATATCCGAGCAGCGCATCGCCATCAAGAAACGCTATCTGGAGCCGTACAACGTCTTTGAGGCGCAGATGAAGGAGCTTTCCGGCATGTGTGACGAGGCGGCAAAGAACATCGACGTGCAGGTCAAGGCGTTCGATGAAAAGCGGAAGGCCGAGAAACGTGAGACGCTGAGAGGCTATTTTTCTTCCGTCAACACACAGGCGTGGCTTCCGTTTGAGCGGATCGAAAATCCGCGCTGGATGAATGTGACCTATGACATGGAAACGGCCAAGGCCGACATTCAGGCGGCTGTGACGGCCATCGGCGAGAACGTCACGGCGATCACAGAGTCCGGCGGCGAGTTCGAAAACGAAATGCTTCTGGAATACCAGAAAACGCTGGACCTCAGAGCGGCCATGCGGCGCGGCAGCGAACTGAAACGCATGAAGCAGGAGCAGGAAGCCAGAAGGGCTGCGCAGGAGGCCGCTGAACGCGCGAGACAGGAAGCGCAGGAAAAGTCGGAACAAGAACGTGCGGAGCGCATCGCGCAGAAGAGAGCAGAAGCAGAGGCGGCAGAGCGTGCGGAAAAGCTTCTGAACGCGGAAAAGGCTCCGGAGCCGTTGCGCGTGGAAGAACCGCAGGAAACTGAACAGGTGCTGGATTTCCGGTGCTATGTGACGAGAGCACAGATGATCGCACTGCGGGATTGGCTGAACGCCAACGGGATTCGCTTCTGCCGCGTGCCGAAATTTGGAGATTGAAAAGGGAGGAACTGAACGATGAATGCAGCAAACAGACTGACGCCCAGTGCGCCGAAGCAGACGTTCTCAAGCGCCATCACGTCGAACGCAATGCAGGGCTTGATCCAGAAGTCTTTGAAGGATTCCAAGGCGGTAGCGAGATTCACGTCTACGATGATCTCCGCCGTAAACGCATCCGATCAGCTGAAAGCCTGCGATCCGGGGAGCGTCGTGGCGGCGGCGCTTCGCGGCGAGGGCATGGGGCTGAATCTCGGAATGGGCTATTACCTCGTTCCGTATGGACAGACGTGTACGTTCGTCATTGGATACAAGGGCCTCATTGCGCTGGCGCTTGCGACCGGTCGGTATGAAGATATCGACTGCATGGATATTCGCGAGGGCGAATATCAGGGCAGAGACCCCCGTACCGGAAAGCCGAAGTTCGATTTTAACGTCTACGAAATGGACGAGGACCGAGAGAAAGCGCAGATCATCGGCTACTACGCCTATTTCCAGCTCAAGGACGGCATGTTCCGGTCGGAATTCTGGTCGATGAACAAACTGATCTTCCACGCGGAAAAATACGCGCAGGCGTTTGACCGCGAGAAATATGAAAGGTTCATTTCCGGCGAAATGACGGCGGAAGAGGAAGCGAAGATGCGGAAGTCCACGCCGTGGTATGACGTGGGATACGGTCAGGACCGGATGTGCAGAAAAACGGTGCTTCGGAGCCTCCTGAATTCCGGCTATGCGCCGCTTTCCAACGAGGTACGGTATGTGCTCGACAACGACTCCGAGGCAGGAATCATTCCGGATATGCCAATCATCAACGTGGACAAGGCTACCGGAGAGGTGACTGGCACAACGGAGAACACTCCGGCCATCGAGGCGGTGCAGGAAGAAGAATTCTTTGAAGCTGCGGCGGTGGAAGAGGAACTGACGCGCCGGAAAGATGCCCAGCCGGAAAAAGCCCAGGAAGCAGTGAAAAATCAGCAGAGAACTGCGGCTGCGAGCAAAGCCAGGAGAATCGACACGGAAACCATGGGTGACGGCTTTTTCGGCGGTGGTGAAGGATGAGGCCGATCAACAGCGCGATCATTGCAGACCCAAAGGACCCGAAAAGAAAGACCTGCGAAACCATGGTGATCTGGGGAAAGGTCACGCGGGACGCAAAGGTCGAGTACACAAAAGGCTCCGACACGCGGCCTCCGATGCCAAAAGTCACATTCGGCGTGGCATACGAGGACAAGCGCTTCATGAACATCATTTCCGTCGGAGAAAGCCCGCAGACGAACATCGCACAGCGCGTAAGAAAGGGCGATCACGTTCTGATCGCTGGTAAATGGTCCAGCAAGGACTATCAGAACAGCGCGGGCGAGAACAAGACATGGACAGAGCTTCGGATCGAGCAGATCGCCATTCAGAGCGACAGCTATCGGGAGGAAATGGTGGACTGCCTCTGGACTGCGTTTGCAAACGCGATGTCGAAGGGCTATATCCACGACCGGAGCGAATTCATGCGGGCTTTTAACACGGGATTTGTGGATGCGTTCTGGGAGCTTTGCCAGAACATGCAGGGTGAGGAACCGCAGGAGAACGGAGAAGGGGATGCAGCCGCTGGCGATGATTATGAGCTGACGATTTGAGGTGCTTCGATGGATGAAATCAGAATCATGATAAAAATGCCGCCGAGGACGAAGAAAAATCACAGCCAGATCATCTTTAACAAGAAAACCGGGAAAAGAATGGTCATTCCGTCGAAGCAGTACAAGGAGTATGAGCAGGCGTGCCTATGGCAGATACGAAAGCCTGCGAAGCCGATCGATGTGTCGGTCAACGTGAAGTGCGTATATTACATGCCGACGCACAGGCGGGTTGACCTCTGCAATCTGATCGAGGCGACAATGGACATCCTGGTATTGGCCGGAGTTCTTGCGGACGACAACAGCTCCATTGCGGCGGCACATGACGGGAGCCGGGTCTTATATGACAAGGACGAGCCGCGAACAGAGATCACGATCACAGAATTATACGAATGAAACGGGAGGCAGAAATATGAGATCCGGACGTGAAAATGTGCTGATTTTGGCGGCACTGCCATGGAACAGCGTATACAGGGACGATCCCATTGAAAAACGCACATACGACACGCAGGAGGAAATCAATTTCTGCCTCCAGCGCTGCCCATACGCAGACACGGAGTGCTGCAACTGTCTGGGCGGCGGTACGCACGAAAAGAAAGGCCGTCCGAGTGTCGAAGAAAAGATCGACGTGGAGCGGCTGAAGGAAATGCTCCGGCTGAAGGTGCCGCAGAAAAAGATCTGCGAGGAACTTCAAATCAGCCGGTCGTCGATATACAACTACAAGAAGAAAATGGGGGTGGTTTAGGGTGAGACATTGTCTGATGGAGGTGAAAAAATGACATTACTTGAGCTGCAAAATGTTCTTGGGGAACAGATATCTGCGATGGTGAATGGTACGGCGGACGTGGAACACGCGAGAGCGATTGCCAGCATTGCAAAGCAGATGATAAACAATGCCGACGTTGTTATGCGTGCCGACAAATACACAAAAGCGGACGGAAAGCGCATCAATAGCGTTGTAGGAGAACTGAATGGCGGTTAGGTTTACTGCGGAGCAGGACGCTTTCCTTCGGGAACACACACAAACTGCACGGACTTATTATGATCTGACAGAGCTGTTTGTGGCGAGGTTTCCGGAGCATCCGACAGATTTTCGCAATTTGCAAAAAAGAGTGCATAAGCTTGGAATTCGCAAGGGAACGCACAATGTACGCAGAGAACTGTTAAGACCGAAAAACCCCGTTGGAACGGTCATATGGAATGGAAAAAAGCCGGCGAGGGTGAAAACGGAGAACGGTTATGCCGCCGCAAACAAATATTTCAAGGAGAAGTATTTTCCGGGGAAAGACGGAAATCTTGTATGGCTGGACGGGAACCCCAAAAACTGCACAAGGGAAAACGCGGAGCTTGTTGAAAAGAGCGTATACGCTTCTCTTTGCTGGAGGGGATGGTTTTTCGTGGACCGGGAACTGACCAAAACGGCGATACTAACGGCGAGATTGCTCCTGTTTTTCCCGGAGTACACGCACAACGAAAATCAATATCTGAAAATTGGGAGACGTTGATGGAAAAAGAAAATGTCGTGGAAGCACTTCGATACTGTGCTGAGAACGAAAAGAACGGGTGCGGGGTATGCCGATACAGGCCGTTCGTCCACTGCAAGCAGAGGCTTTTCAATGATACGATTGATTTGATTGAAAAGCTTTCAAATGAAAACGCACGGCTGAAAGAATCACTGATGGGAACGCCGACACCGTGCGAAGATTGCGTGACGGGGTGGGGAAATCCATATACAAGAAGCTGCATGGATGAATGCGAACGGCTGAAGGATTTTCTGAAAGAACGGGAGAATGCATGAAAACAGAAATTTTGAAGATCAAGGGAGACTGGATAGAGGTCGCTTCCGATTGCCGGTCAACGGTCGGCAAGCCACCGCTTGACCATGAGCCAAGCGTGGATTTCAAGAAAAAGATCCTCATTGCGGAGCACAGCCCGATCCGGGATATCTCCGTAAAATGGACATGGCACGGCATCAAGAGTTGGGTGGCGACGCATTGGAGCCGCCACAAATTTGAGAAGTACATCAAAAGCCAGCGTTCAGACCGGACGGGGATACCGCGAGACAAACTACCACAGGACGCGCCTGTTGACTTCACAGGCGAAGCAAATGTGCAGTCGCTCATTGACACCATGCGCAAGCGCTTGTGCCGCCAGTCCTCGCCAGAGACGCGGCAGTATGCCGAGGACTTTAAGGCGGCACTGCATGAGATCGAACCGGAAATTGCGGATGTGCTTTGTCCGGGATGCGTATATCGCGGGGGATGTCCGGAAATGCATCCTTGTGGAAAGGACAAGAGTTACTTTGATGTGCTGATGGAGAAAACTGGCGGACTTATCAGCTCCACGCACATCGACGAACGCTATGAGGCGTACAATAAACTCTTTTACAGGCAAAGGAGACGTGAAAATGCCTAATGTGACGCAGAACTGCCCGAACTGCGGAGAAAGCATTACGCGGCGGCTCAAGAACGGATACCGGCATATTTTCTGCGGGCCGGAGTGCTACCACGCTTACATGAAAAAGCAGGAACAGGCACGGGACTCGGCAAAGCCGGAACGCCTGAAGGCGAGAAAATGGGACGGGATCATGATCCGGATCACAGAGCTGCTGCCGGTATTTGCCGAGTTTCAGCCGGCGGTCGGCGCGGTCTATTCGTCGGAAAAGTATCAGTACCGCAGCGAACGGCCGGGATATGTTGTGACGGTGAACGGACACAGGGTGAACGTCCGATGGAACGAATGCATGGAGGTATAGCATGACGGAAAAACAGGAGCTGTATTACACGCTTTATATGTCCGGTAAAACGACGGGACAGATCGCGCTGAAATACAACGTGAATCGGTCTACGGTCTCACGGATCATTGCGCGGGCGGAAAAGCATCTGCAAAGGGCTGACCGGCTGAAAATGCAGGTGGAGGCCGTGCAGAAGGGGGCGGCGGTATGAGCAGGGCGGTCCTTATCAGCATCCGGCCGAAATGGTGCGAGAAAATTGCTGACGGCGAGTGGAAGCGCCCTTTGAAGCGTGCGCCGCAAAGCTGGCAGTATGTGGAGGAGCTGAAATGACGAACTATGTGAAAGCACCGGCGGACGTGCTGAACGTGAACTGCACCATCTGCTGTCCGAACGGGCATATTCTCGGTGCGTTTGAGGAAGGCGACACACTCCGGGTCAAGCACAAGGGGAGGCTGCTGACGTTCCGCTCCGGATATGCAGAGATCGAGGTCGTCTGTGAGCGGTGCGGAAAGACGGTAGAAATGAAATTGCAGGAGCCGAATCTCTATGTGAGGGAGGAACGGTAAATGGTGACAATATACGGGTACAGCGATGATCTGGTCGTGGTCGAGCACAGCGAACACGGAGACCATGAGATCGACTGCTATGACAGAGAGATTCGCTTCCGGTTTACGGATGGAACGGTCATTCGCATCGGATACGGAAAGGAAAATCTCGGCGTATGGTACATCGAAAGAGAGAACGTCGGGACAGCGGAGCAGACGCTTTTGATATGCGAGGATGAAGAGGCCGACCCGTACAGCGACGTTTTCAGCATTGAGGCGGAAATTGAATCGCACGATGTCTTGAAAATCGGGAGGTAAAAATGGTAGAAAACAAGCTTTATTTCAGCATTCGCGGAGAATTCGGCGTGCAGATGACGTTTGAGGCAAAGGAAGAACTCCCCTATGAGCTGATGGCAAGGTGCATCAATAAGGACGAAGTACTGCGGCTCCTCTGCCTTGAGAAAGCAGGCTACACAGCGGAGGACATTCAGGTCATTTCACAGGAGGAGTACGAGGAGAAGTATGGAGGAAGCGACGATGAATAAGAAAACGCAGAAGGCCGTCGCGGCGGTGACGCTGTTTCTGGTGATCTTCCTGCCGCTGGCGCTGATGCTGCGCTTAGTCTAGGGAGGACAAAAATGGAGGGCAAATTACAAGCGACCTGTGAGCTATGCAAGTATCGGGAGTACCGAGATGGCTATTTATATCCGTACAGATGCCTGAGAGACAAGGGCAAGACCTATTCCGAAATGGAGTGGTTTTACAAGGTGCTTGCGTATCAGAAATGCCGGGACTTTTGCCCGAGGGAGGCAGTGGAAGATGTCAAGACTGACGAAGCGTAAGAAAAAGAAGGCACAGAAACACGCTTTCTGGAAAGTACACAGAGCATATGACGTATACGGCGGGGAAGAGTACATCTGGGCTGCACATGGGAATCCCATCGTTGATATTGTCTGCTCGAATTGTTACCAAGACGCGCCGACGGTGCGCGGACATGAAGAGGATACGGACATTTTGAGGTGGGCACTTTTGAAGAAAAAATGTCCGCACTGCGGATACCGGATGGATTTTTGAACGATGGAGGGGACGGAAGATGGCGGGGATTGACCTTGAAAAGGTTCTCGAAGAGATGACGGAAATGTCTGATGAAGAGCTGGAGCGGCTTATGAAGTCAATCCGAGAGGAAAACCGCGATGCACATTCGCCGGACGATGGGTGGAGCGACTATCCCATGGGTACGGCAAAATGGGACGTAACAGAGGAGGTCAGCCCCGGAACGCAGATCTATTGGGTGACGTGCTCAAAGTGCGGAAGAAAACGGCCGCTTTTCAACTATGTAGACAATGCATGGCTCATGCAGGAATATCCCTTCTGCAATTGCGGGGCGAAGATCATTGGTGTGAACGAGATTTTTGAATTGGAGTGAAAGTATGGACAAATATGTGAATGCGACGAAGCTCATTGAGAAAATCGACGGAGAACTCGATCTCTTTCGCAAGGAAGATGGGAGTCTGCCGGAGACGGAAAGGGTCGATGAATTGCTCCGCTTCCGGAACGTGCTTGATACAGCGCCGAGTTTTCCAGCGGCAGAATTCCGACCGGAGAACGCGCCGCCGATAACGTTCCGTGGGCACGTCATCGGAATGCTCAAGAGCCTTTATTTCACGAACGTGGAACTCGTAATATTCAGAGATTACGTTGGATTTGAGATGAAGGACGGAAATGTTCTGGCGGCAGAGCTGCTGCCGGAGCCGCTGGAAAATTGGGAGGAAATATATGAAAAAACTGTCCGTGATTCAAAAGAACAATAATCCGCACACAATCTACCGGAACGGCGATCAGGGTCCGGGCGGCGGATACCACGATTACACGGTCATGGACGCGGAAGGAAGCGCCGTGATCGCGCTGGTGCGGTTTCAGAAGGGTTCGCGGAATGACCCGAAGTCGCAGGCCGGCGTTCTGGATGCGGATCTGCTGGAGATCGTGCGGGACCGGCTGACGGCCTTCAATAAGGGCGAATTTGCCACGCGGGAGAACGCCTGCGCAATCACACACATTGAGGAAGCCCTGATGTGGATGGCGAAACGCGCCGATGACCGGGCAGAGCGCGGCGTACTGGGGACGTATAACAAATGAGAGAAGATGGATTTAAGACTATTTTCGTGTGCAACACAATCACAGGCTCCGTATGTGAGGAGCAGTGGGGCGTTGACATCGACGAGAAGTGCATCAAGAATATTTTGGAACGCGTTAAAGCGCGTGGAGAGGAATATGCTGTGTTTATGCTTCCGGGCGTTGTAAAACATGGTGACATTGTGAGATACGCCAATGCTGTTGCAGATTTGAGACGACTTCAAGATCCTAGAATCCAAGAAATTGTGTATAGAACGCAAAAAGCGATTGAAATCCTGACGGACGGGATGGAGAAACCGTATGGCGAAGCATGACCAGAGGTGGCGTGATGCCAGATGGAAGCAAAAGAAACGCCAGAGGGACGCTGAAAGCAAGCGCCGCGAATGGGAACTGTCAGAATTTGCACGGCAGGCGGACGAAGCGCTTGAGCATATGCGGCAATTCTCCGATTGGGCGGAGCCGATGATAGAAAGACTTGATTTTTTGAAGGAAATCGGGCCGGGAGTCAACTTCGCGGAGATACTGGAAGGAACCAAGTACAGATTCGTTTCGCAGAAGTACAACGGCGATGGGACATATGACGTTTCCTTCGAGGTGGACGTACTGAGCAATGACGGCAAGCATGAAAAGCTTGGCGTGCTGCATGGGACGGCGCTTCGCGTCACATGCTTTGCGGGCGTACTAAACGTACATGGAGGTGTGGACATTCGGACGTAAAAAAAGGCCAAAATCGGAAGAATTAAACGGGCTGCACAATTTATTCTTGCTTTTTGCGGGAAAGTGTGGTATAATCAGGTAAAAGAATATAGAAATGACGTGCCGCTTCGGGACTGTTTCCATGATTGGAGACGAACGAAGCGGCTTTTTTGTTGGACGGGAGGAAGCATGAGCGAGTTGGTCAGTGAGCTGGAACAGCAGGAATATTTCACGCAGCTTGCCAGAAAAACCTCCGAAAGCCTTGCAATTTTTTACTGCTGCATCAAATACGACGTCCCGTTCGCGCGCGACTGCGTGCCGCGCGACGACGGGCGCGACAGGTGGCTTTCGTACCTCGACAATCTGCACATCAAAAAGCTCGATGTGAACAAGTCCGGAGAACCCTATGGCTTTCTGGACGGGCTGACGGACATCACGAAGATCTTCGGAGAAGGTCTGAAGGATGGCGAGTTTACCAAGGCCGTTTCCGCAGAGAGAAACGCCCAGACGGCAAAGGCCGGAACGGTAAGGCAGCGGAAGGACTGGGGAAACGACTATTCCAGCGAGGATTACGCAGAATTCGACAGAATTTATGAAGTCCTCGTTTCGGATTTTGGCGGAGAGGATGCGGTCAGCGCAAAGCAGCAGCTGATCCTTCGCAATGTGGCGCGCTGGATGAAGCAGATGAACGACATGACGGCGGCCGGAAAATTCGACGCGGCAAAGAAGCTGTCCGCCATGATACAGGAAAACCTTGCAAGCGAAAATCTGCGCAAGAAGGACGTTCGGCCGGCGGACGTGATACGGCTGGACGAGATCACGGACAGACTGGAAAAGGCCGGACTGCTGAAAAACGGAAAGCAGTGCAGCCCGGACGAGATGTTTGAATATTTCTTTGGCCGAAAGCCGAGATATCCCTATACGGCGGACGCAGTTGACCAGATGATCCTAATCAATGAGAATCGGATGCGCCAGAACGACGGAATGCCGGAGCTTTCCACGCTGCCGGACGAGATGCGCATTCACGACGAACTGGGAGAATTCGCTTCGGAGCCGAACGAGGACGAAAAAGAGGCTTACGACAAATTGGGCCTCATCAGAATGCCGCCGCTGAAAGACGGCGCGAAGAAATAGGACGGTGATGAGAGTTGGCGAGACGATACGGAAAAGTGTGGTCTGCCGGCTAGTTGAATAGGGTGTCGGATGGATTCAGAAGCGCGAGGTCGAGCAGCGGGATTACACCTCGTTTGAATCAGAATGGTGGGCGTTTTTGATCTGGGTGATCCGCTGGTATCCCGACAAGGGCTGCGACCTGTTTCGGGATGAGTTTGCGGACTACGCAAACGAAGAAATCATGCAGCGGCTGATGATGCGTGCCTACGCGAGAAACGCGGATGTGGCATTCACGGGAACGCGCGGCATCACGAAAACGAGCACAAAATTCAAGTATGCCATGCTGAACGGATTGGTTTGGCCGGGGACGCAAAGCGCCTATTACGGCCCAAGCTACAAGCAGATGGCGCTGATCGGAAGCAAGCAATTCAAGCAGATCGCGCACGATTATCCGGCATTGGCAAAGGGATGGCGCGTGACGGCTGAAAGCAAGGACGATTTCAAGATAGAAACGGACCTTGGAAGCGCATTTTATATTTCTGCCTTCCGTGGAGACAACATCCACGACGTGACGGCGGAGGAATTTGCACAGGAAGAAAATCCTCCATTTGATTTTACCGAGTATTCGACGATCGTTCTTCCGGCGGTCCGTCTGCGGCACAACGTAGATGGAAAGCCAGATGAAAATTTCGTTGCATATAAAAACCACTCCATTACGAGCGCGGGAAGAAAACAGCATCCGTCCTTTCCCGTCCGATGCGACACATTGAAGGAAATGTATCGCGGGGAAAGCGCGTTTGCATACGACATGAGCTGGGAATGCGTAGTTTTGCAGCAGATGCGGCCATATTCTTGGGCGCAGAAGCTGAAATCGAAACTGACGCCGGAGCGCTGGATGCGCGAGATGGAAAGCCGGTACACTGGAGCGGACGAATATCCGATCATTGCGGATGAAAGCCTTTCGGAGAGCTGCTGTCTGCTTTCGATGGAACGGCAGCACTGCTGCAAATATCCGGGGTGCAAAACGGAACCGCAGGATGTGACCTACATCGTATGCTATGACGTTTCCTATGAGGACGCGAAAAAGAACGCGAAATGCGCCGTCGGCGTATGGAAGCTCACGAAGCAGACGGATTTTCTGAAACGGGATCGGTTTTTGAAGCAGCTGGTATGGCTGGACGATTGGCCTCCTCCGGATAACGCCATGAAGCAAGCCAGAAAACTGAAGGACGTGTGGTATCGGTTCTGCTTTGACGGCGGAAACACGACCTACATTGCGATAGACGGATGGCAGTACGGCAAGGCGGTCATTGAGGACCTCATGAAGGATCTCGGAGATGGGCTTCCGCCGCTCTGCATCCTCGACCACACGGAATATACGGCGCTGGAGCTGGACGGGGCGCTGCCGGTCATTTATCCCATCAAGGCGGGCGGAAGCGGCGTGACGGACCCGGATGTGGAAATGATCCGGTATGCGCAGACGCAGTTTGACAACCACAATGTACAGCTGCTGACGATGAACACGCGCGAGGGCGTGGAGGCGTACAAGCGGCTTCACAAGATCAAGGACGATGATCTGGATTATCAGATCGCGAGGCCATATCAGAAAACGCGGGAGCTTTCGGGCCAGATCCAGAACCTGAAAGCCGTGCCGTCGGGCGCGGGCTTCAGCGAAAAGCGTATTTCACGGGCGATCCAGCGAGACAGCTGGTCGGCCATCAAATACGGACTGCGGCTGGCGCAGAAACTGGAAAAAGAGCTGGCTTTGAGTGAGATCCGGAAGAAAAGCGATTGGGACGAAATGCTCAAGAGGTATCAGGGACGCGAAAGCGTCCGGAACGCAGGCCCTGCGCAGGGTGCGGGACGCCTTGTGACGCAGAGACGCGGAGGAAGGATTTTTTGAGATGACAGAAGATCAGACGAAGGTATACCGGCTATATGCGCTGCGCGTGACGCAGGAGTCCGTGGAAACGGCTATGCGCGAACGGTTCAGCAGGATCGCGCCGGGATACATCCTGATCTATACGGCGGGTGCTCGGCCAGAGGGCGGCATGGAGATCGACGGAGAAAACGTGAAGCGGCTGACGAAGGCAGACGAGGACTGGATCATGAGCTGCGCGACGGCGCTTCTGCGGGAACGGCTGGAAAAGGAAAAGCCGAAAACAATGGAGAATCTGAGCCGGATGATCGACGAGCTGTCAAGCGCGCTGGCAGAAGAACGCAGAAAGCAGGCCGGAACGGCGGAGGATGCGGAAAATGGCGATAGAGACAAGTGAACTGAATAAGCTCCAATACGCCGCGTTCCCGCAGATCTTTGAAAAGCTCCGGACGATGGCGGCAGAAAATCAGGGGATGCCGATGAGCGCGATCTCGACGGCATTTGCCGGGATCAATGCCGGCCGCTACGGAATGGCGAATCCCTACATTCAAAATCGCCGCGTCAAGCAGATATCCTCGCTGCCGGTCAATTTCACGAAAGACAAGGTCGGCGAGATGCTCACGGCTCCGTATGACAGCGAGCAGCCGCTCCGGCAGGTATCGCACATTCTGGAATACACGGCATATCCACTGTTTCACATCCGGAAAACGTACCAGAATCTGCTGACCTATCACAGCTATGTGATGCCGCGAATGGTATCCGGAGAGGATACGAAAAAGGACGATTTCCTGCGGGAATGGAAGCTGACGGAAAAGCTCCGGGAGGAATTCAAGCCCAAGGAAAACGCGCACCAGATCGTCGGGCAGGTTGGGGTAGAAGGCAAGGTTTTCTACTACCCGCGCTACAGCGTGGACAAGAGCCACAACAAGGTGAACTACGCATTCATGCAGCAGCTGCCCAGCGACTGGACGAAGATCACGGGATATAATAACGTTTCCAAATATACGGTCGCCTTCAATATGATGTACTTCCTGCAGCCGGGATGCGTGCCGGAACAGTTCGGAGAGCTGTTTCTGCCGTATCTGTACGACTTTGGAAGCGTGGTGCAGAAGCCGGAAGGAACGGGAACAAGCGTTGTTTTTGCGCAGAAAACGCGCATTGACATGCAAAAATTCCAGCGGATTCAGGCGATGGGCGATATGCCGGGGACACCGGACGTCTATTATCAGAACGGACGATGGTATTACTGGGTCTATCTGCCGGTCGATTCAGTTTTTCCGTTTGAAGCGGACGATGTGAGCCGGACGGCAATCTCGCCGTTCGCGGGACTCTTCCTGAACATGATCCAGCTGGCGCAGATGGAACAGATCCAGCTGGAATTGATCCAGAATCCGCTTGTGAGCCTCCTGCACGGAGAAATTCCTTATCGGGACGACAAAGCAGCGTCATCTGAGGATCAATACAAGCTCAGCAACGCCGGACGGCTTCTGTTTGAAGCAATCTGGTACGACATGCTGCAGGCCAACAATACAAGCGGCATCGGCCTGTATTTGGCTCCGGCGGAAAACATGAAGTTGGAGAGCCTTTCGGAGGCTCCGTCGGCCATGGACATTGTGAAGCAGGGCTACAGCGACACGATGAGTCAGGCGGGTATGGGCGCGATCATTCCACTGGGAGACGATCCGAAGGCAGGAACGGCGCAGATCTCGCTTCAGATCGAAAGTAAGTTCATGCAGACGGTCTACCGCGATTTTGAGCGGATGATGAATGCCATTATCAAAAAGCTCAATCTCAAATACGACTGGAAATTCGTCATGTTTGGAGATATTGCGGAGGATGAAAAAACGCTCGAACGGTGCATGAAGGGGATGGAACACGGAATTCTGCCGGACACCATTCTTTATAACGCGCTGCTTGACCGGTCGATGCTGGACGATCTGTGTTTGTCGGATGCGGTCTGCAACAGCGGTATCCTCGACAAGCGGCTGCCGCTGGTGACGGCATACAACATGAAGCAGGATTCCTCGGGACTGCCGCCGCAGTCTCCCGGACGGCCGAAGGGCGACGGAAACGTGACGGCGGACGGAAGCGAGACGATGATCGACCAGTACGGAGGTACGAATGATTGAATTTCTGACGGAAAAAGATCTCCCGGCGATCAACAAGGCGCTGAACGACTGGAAAAACGTTGAAATTCAGCGGACGAAGGATCTGATCCGCGTGGTGGAGATCAGCGCGAGGGTGATCGAGAAGAAGGAGATCGCGCGGAGCTGAAAAAAGAAAATAGAGTGCTTGCGGTAGGATAGTACCGCAAAGGGGCTGGATAGAGTCAACGACACGGAAACGTGCCGTTGGCTCTTTTTGTTTTTTGCGGAAGGGAGAAGAGAACATGGCTCGGCTGAAAGAACGGTTTGATTTTGAAAACGGCGCACTTGCGGCCGTGCGCGATGCCGCGCGGGATGTGACAGGCGCCTATCAGGATGCGGCAAGAGGGCTGGACACACTCAAGGAGCTGGTCTTGATCGAGCTGGGGATGCCGAAAACGGCGGACGTTCTGCACAGGCTGGCGCATTTGCAGCCGCAGCGCTTTGACGGGGTTGGTGATCTGCTCCACCAGAGGCACATCTTACAGATCTACCCGGCGACCGCAGAATACGCGGACCGGCCGGAAAACCTCGACGAGGTCTTTGAAGCGGCCATTGAAATGCTGCAGAGGATCGAAGATGCACTCCGGAAATGCGTGGAGGTTTGCGACGGAAACGGAATGTATCCGCTCGGACGCGGGTTTGAAAATTTGCAGATGGAGAACAGCCAGAGCTACGAAAAGCTCCTGTATGCGTGGCAGATGTATTCCGAGCACGAAATGAGCGCGACCAGCTTCGAGGGATGGATCGAAAGACTTTACAGACAGGACGGTGATTGAAAATGCCGCTGACAAAAAGCACCAACGCGCTTGCGACGGGACAGCTTCGCGTACTGCAAAGGCTGAATCCCTACGAATTCGGCGTGGAGCTGTGGCTGATGCGCGAGGGCGTGAATCGGAACAAATGGGATTATCGGAATCTGGAAAAGTTCTACAAGACGTTTGTGGGACAGCCGATTTTGATCGCCTACGTTATGGGAAAGGTCGGAGACGGACACAACAGCCAGCTCCGGACGGACCCGAGGACGGGCGAAAAATACTATTCCTACATGGATGGGACGGCGGAACGCATTGTCGGAACGCTGTCGGATGATGAACGTGATTTTTCCCTCAAGAAGAGGGATGGTCAGACCTGGATCGTGGCAAGGGGAAAGCTTTTCGCTTTCTACGCAAAGGAGGCCGTGGATGAGATCGTGCGAACAGGGCGCATGGACGTATCCGTGGAAACTCTGATCGAGGAAAACCGCATGGACGGAGACATTGAGATTGAGGAGGTCTGGCGGGGACTTGGCGTCACGATTCTGGGTGCGGGCGTTGCTCCGGCAATTCCGGGGGCCAACATCGCTCGGCTTGCCGCGCTGGGAGAAGAGTTTAAGACATTGAAGCTCAAGGCGGCATCTTTACAGAAGGCCCCGGACGGAGAAAACGGACCCGAAAACGGGAATTTACAACACGAAGGAGTGAAAACATTGAAACCTTACAGCAAGAGACAGCTCAAGGAGCTTTCCGCGCGCTTCGACGGTTATAAGGTTCTGGCGGCAGGTGAGAAGGACGGAAAGGTCTATGTCTGCCTGATGACGAAGGACGGCGCGTATAAGTCCTACATTCTGGAAAACGCCGCCGAGACCATCGTGCCGGAACGCTTCCAGACGCTTTCCATCAATGCAGTCGCGCAGTTTGGCGAAGATCAGCTGACCACGGACGCGGCGGATTTTGTGGATGTGATCTGCGGAGAAACGAACACCAAACTGAACGCGGCGGAGAAAAACGTGGAAGCTCTGACTCAGCAGCTGAACAGCGCGAACGCGCAGGTCGCAGCAATGCAGGAGTTTGAAAGCAAGCGCCGTCTGAACGCCGCGAAGGCGAAGGCGGAAGAAACGCTGCGTAGGTTTAACCTCAACCGGGAGCAGAAGGTCGCGGATAGCGAAATTTCCGGCATTCTGACCGACATTGAGGCGGGACTTTACACCAACAGCTGCGACAAAGACAAGAACTGGACCGGCGAGGCAGAGGTCGCAAAGGCCGTTTATGCCGTATGCGGAGAGGCCGTCGAGAAGATGGACGCCGAAGCCGCCGCGAAGAAGAAAACCACCTATGTATGGGACAAGCTCGGAAAGAACAGCGAAAAGGACGACGGCTCCATTGCCGGTCTGCTGGACAAGTGGGGCGTCGAAGCCGCTTCCGAGGAATAAGAGAGGAGTGAAAAAGAATGTTTACTGCAAAAACCGCATTTGAGCCGCGCGTGACGAACGATTTCCGCGATGACCTCATCAATGTGACCGGCAGATATCAGGCGTCCAGCGCGGACGCGGACTGCGACGCGGGCCGTCTGGTCGTGCGCACCACGCAGCTGCCGTGCGCAGGCTTCCCGAACATCAAGAATGAAAACGCATGGATCATGGTGGACGCCACTTCCACCACGAAGGCAGGCGATGTCGTTTATGCCGCGAATACCTACGAAGTCCCGCTGCTTGCGGGCAAAAACGGCCAGCTCTATGCCGTCGGCACTGAGACGCTCGGCCTCGGCATTCCGGCAGGCCGTGACGGCACGTTCACGAAGATCGTTTTCGACGGCGATCACGCATACCGCTTCGGTATCGGCAATGTGAATGCCGCCGTTGGCGCCAACACGTTCCTGACCATCGACGCCGGTCAGCTCAAGCCCGCCGCTGCCGCTCCGACCGCGAACGGCGCACTGTACTTCAAGGTGCTTCCGCAGGCCGGAAAATTCACTGAGGGTACGACGGAGAGCTTTGACTACATCGACGTGCAGGCTTGCCGCGTCTACGCATAAGGAAGGAGTGAGAGAAAATGCCGAAAATCAATCTGAACAGCATCCCTACCGCTGTTTTCCGCGTGAATGCTTCCGGCAATGAAGCAGAACGCTGTGACATCGTTTCCAAGGGCCGTGTGCTTTTCTATGAGCACGCCGCAAACGGCAAATCCGCCATTCTGGCGGCAAACGGTATGCAGACTGCCAACATTCAGCACATGCTGAGTGGCAAGGGCTACAAGGAGCTGAACGAAAAGTTCCAGAGAGAACACCTGATGTATGCCGCGAAGGTCGCCTGCGCACAGACCGGCGAAACGCCTCCGGCAAGCTTTGAGGAACTCAAGCGCAACGGTATGCGCTTCTACGGAAACGCTGCGTTCTACAGAGTGCTTCAGGGCATCTATCAGGAGATCGTCATTCCCATCATTGCCAACGTCTACTCCGAGGCCGTGGATTTCTTCGCGGACACGCTGGAGGTCGGTTTTGGCGAGACGGCTATGATCTCTGTCGGCTCCAATGACATCCCCATTTTCCAGGATTCCAGCTGGGGCGCCTCCAGAAGCGTGCCGCGCAACCGCTTCTACACGAAGGACTACACGCTCAACCCACAGCCCAAGACCGCAATGATTACGGCCAAGTGGTATCAGCTGGTCGGCAACAATCAGGACTTCGGTCAGTTCTTTGCGAATCTCGTTGCGGGCATGTATGCAAAGACCATGGGCATGTGGAATCAGGCGATGACCCTTGCGGCAGCCGACACCACGCTCATTCCGAGCAACCTCAACCAGACGTTCACCAACCAGAACTGGATCTCGCTGGCAAACAAGCTGGCCGCGCTCAACAACACCGGCGTTCGAAACATCATCGCGGCCGGTTCTCCCGTTGCGCTGGCAAAGGTCCTGCCGACGCAGGCCACCGGCTCCACCAACGCAAGCATGGATTCCGCGCTGGCGATGCTGCTGGGTCAGCAGTACAACAGCAACGGTATGCTCGGCGAATTCCTTGGCGTTCGCCTGATGCCGCTGCGTGACGCGGTAAGCCCCGTCAACATCAACAGCGCACCGACCACGCTCCTGTCTGCAAACGATGTATGGATGCTCTCTTCCTCCGGCAGAAAGCCCATGACCATCGCTTACAACGCCGAGACGCCCATCACCATTGAGATGGACCCGACGCGCACGGCAGATTTCGAGATCGGCATCAATCTGACCATTGCGCTGGATATGGTCGCCGTTTTCTCGAACAAGGTCGGACACGTTACTGTCTAAGCAAGGCCGCGCGGGTCACGGGCAGGCCCGCGTGCGTCAAACGCTGGGAGGGTCAACCTCCTCCCTCCCAGCGCCATATGGCTCCGCTGGCGCACAGACGCCGGTTCGATTCCGGCGGGGGCCGACACGAAAAACGCCATAGATCTGAAAGGAGTTTTGAAAATGGCTGAGAACAAGAACGCGGGCAGAAAGCCCGGCAGACCGAGAAAAAATCCGGAAGCGGAAGCTTCTGAAGAAAAGGACGTTTTCTTCAACGTCCCGGAAGAAATTGCGACGGAAAACACCGCTGAAAAGGCGCAGATTGGGGAAGAAAATGTGCTGACGGTGATGGCGGACGATGTCAAGGGTGTCGGCTACGACGGTGAACAGACGCCGCTGACGGAGTTGGAACCGGAGCTGAAGGGACAGGAAGTGGAAGTTCCGATGGAATCCGTTGTGGAGGAAAAGGAAGAAGCCCCGGAGGAAGAGACGTTCAAGAAGTCGGATGTGCAGAAGATGATCGCGGATGCGGTCGCGCGCGCGATGGCAAGCGTTCCCGCACAGCAGACGCCGCAGGTGATTCAGGTTTCCAATGACACGGAAATGGTGCATTTCCTGTGGATGGCTCCGGTCGCGGACGACAACATCGTTTTCTTTGGAGAGGGCGGTATTTACGGACAGATCGTCGGAAAGACGGGAAGCTTCTATGTGCCGAAGCGCGATCTTTCGCGCGTGCTGACGGAGGTCAACCGCGTATTCATGGCAAGGCGCTGGCTGATCGTGGTGTCCGGACTCAATGAGGACGAACGCGAGGCGCTGGGCGTCAATTACCGGGAGGGGGAGATCCTCGACCGTAAGGTCTTTACGAGGATCGTGGAATTCGGCGAAGAAATGCTGGAGATCTATCCGAAACTCTGCGACGGCCACAAGAAAATGGTCGCACAGGGATACATGGAAGCGTATGAAAACGGTGATACGCATGTGACGCGGGAGATCGTCGTACAGCTCAACGAAATGAGCAAGACGGCAGAAAAGCCGAGAGGCGATTTTGTCCATATCATCGAGAGAATGAACGAGCGCGAAGCACTCTGAGAAAAGCGCCGCATGTGGGCGCGGGAATGAGGTATTGAATATGAGCAGTCCTGTATACAGCGAATTTTCCTTTGTGCCTGCGTCCGCATACGCGGCCAACATCAACATCCTGCCGGAGCTGCGGGAGGCTATCAAAAACGCCTTCCCAGCGCTCGACTGGCGCGGCTCTGAGGCGGAAATTCTGGAGATCGAGATGCAGTCGGCGGCGGAATTTACCGCGAAGCTCAACCGGGAGACACAGCTCACGGCGAAGTCTGCCGGTATGAGCGCGACCGACGATGGAAGCGGAAATATCACGCTCAGTAATGGCGGCTCCGGCTATGCCGTGCGGTATCGGGGACCCGTGGAATATGTGGTTTTCAGCGCGGCGGCGACGCTGACGAACGTGCATATTCGTTGGGCGATGCAAAACAAGACCCACGCCGTGGCGCAGATCACGTCGGTCTCCGGCGCGAAGCTGACGCGCGGTGGCTTTGAGGTCCCGGCGGCGGCCGGCGGCAAATATGAGCTTTGCATCGGCGGATATTTTCTGACGGCAAACGGCGTGACGACCGGTTTCTTCTATAACCTTGAAAATGCGCTCACGGTGCGGACAAGCATTGAAAGCGCGGCGGTCGTATTGGGCGCGGCGCTGACCTACACCGGAAACGAGCAGGAAAAGGCCGTGACGAGCGTGACGCTCGGCGGCGTCGAACTGACGGAAAACACGGATTACACGGTCAGCGGCGACAAGGGAACAGACGCTGGAAATTATTCTCTGCGCATCGACGGCATCGGAAATTATGCGGGGACGATCATTGCGCCGTGGACCATTGCGAAAGCGGCGGCCGGTCTCAGCGTATCGCCGGAGGCCATCGAAATGTCCGTCAGCGGAAGCGACACGATCACGATCAGCACGAATTCTGACGGAAAGATTGACATCGAAGCGCGGACGCCGGACGTGGTAGAACTTTCGGTTGGAGACGAAAGCCATAAGATCACAGTAACGGCAATCGCAGCTGGGGAGTGCGTTTTGGAGATCCAGCAGGAAGAAGATAAAAATCATCTGGCCGGAACGGCGGAATGCACCGTTACGGTCACGGCTTAAATAGAGGAAAGGCGGCGGTTTCATGGACAGCCAGGAAAAAATCGAGGCGCTTTGCGGCATCATTGAATCTCTTCTGGCTCTGATCGAGGATGAGACCGCCGCAGACTGTATCCGAGAGGATATGCAGAAGATCCGGAACGTGGATTCCTACGAAAAGGAGGATTGGGACTGATGGGTACAAGCTGGAGCGAAATCATTACGAAGCACGCAATGGTCCTGATCTCGGACGACCGGATGACGGAGGATCTTCAGCAGGATGCGGCGCTTTTTTTCCGGCGTATGAGCGCATGGATGGAAATGGCTATCCCAATGCTTACGCAGCCGCCGGAGCTTGCGCTTTATCTGGCGGAGGGCCTTGAAAAGGCACAGTACGATGACGCGGAATGGGTCAGCGACCAGACCAGCACGACGCAGGAAACGGTCGTTGCGACCGGAAAGATCGGGTATGAGCTGTGCTCCTGCGTGATGGTTGGAAGCGCCGGGATGGACGAGGCGGTATTTTTCCCGTATACGGATTTTACATACGACAAGGAGACGGGAAACGTGACGTTCCCAAGACAGGACAACGCCGGGACCGAATACAGGCTGGATTTTTACACGGACGGTCGGTTTTCCCATGAGCTGACGATGCGGCAGAAACGGCTCCTGGGGCTGGCGGTATCGGTCGTGTGGGACAACCGGTTCAACCGCGAATGGCTGAACATCCAGCCGAAAATCCACGACAAGAATTTCAATCCACCGAACGAAAACACGACGATGAAGGAATCCACGGCTCGGTTCAAGGAGAATTTACAGCTCTTTTATTCGGAGCTGCGGGCATATGAGCAGAGCTGCGCATATATGCAGAGGGTCAATCCGCTGCGGCGGGTATTCACGATGCTCTGAATTTTCAGGGAGGACAGAATATGGCTTGCGAATTCAGCCGCAGAGGCGGCGTTGTGAAAATGCAGAGCAAGAGCGTGAGCGCGTCCACGACCGCGCCGGTCGTAGTGAAGCCGGACGCGGGCTATACGGGACTCGATCAGGTTTCTGTGGCGCAGGTGAAGCTTCAGGAAAAATCCGTTACGCCGTCCCCGAGCCAGCAGATCTTTACGCCGGACAACGGCTTTACGGGACTGAGCAAGGTGACGGTCAGCGCGATCAAGCTTCAGGGTAAGATTGTGATCCCGTCTGCAGGCCAGCAGACCGTCAAGCCGGACGCGGGCTATAACGGGCTTTCTCAGGTCGTTGTCGGCGGCGTCAAATTGCAGAGCAAGACGGTCACGGCCGGAACGGTGCAGCAGACGGTGACGCCGGACAGCGGCTACACGGGCCTGAGTCAGGTGCTTATCAATCCTCCGAGCGGCCAGACGGTCAAGAAAATCACCGCGACGGTAGCCGGAGATGCGAAGAATTATCTGGACATTTCCAACACGGCCGGGATCTCGGACATTCTCGCCGTGTATGTATGCGCGTCGATCAGCTATGCGCGGCTGTCGGACGGGCAGATCTATTCGGCGGCATATTTCAAGGATGCGAACGCAACAAACGGCGCGATGGTCAAAACCACGGGCAATGGAATTTCCGCGCTCCTTCCGACGGCCGTCGGCGTTTCGCTTGTGAGCGGAAATATCCGGGTGCAGGTAGCCGTACCGAATATTTTCCTGTATGCGGACTACAGCGTCTGCATTTACGGAACTTAACAAAAAGGGGGGCCGGGAGAGTGTCCATTGAAAAAAACATTGCAAGCGGGCTTTGCGCGGGCGGCAGAATTTCCGGCTCCGTGAAAAACACACCGGCACAGTACAAAAACCGGGAGAAGCAGTACCTTTCAAATCCTTCTGCGCGGTTTACGGAGAAAATTTCCAAGTATGCGTCCAATTTCGTGAAAGCGCGTGTGCAGGGACTTGATCCGAACGACCGCGAGAGCTGGACAGAAACGCGGATTCGCATGGCGGACATTGCACCGGATTCCGCTTCGACGCTCCGAAAGCAGGACGATTACAAAATCGTGCTTTTTGCGGACCAGCACATTGAATATGTGCCGGAGGGGTCGAAGATCGAGACGATGGGAAGCACATGGCTTGTTGTGAATCCCACGAACATTTCAAACGACGTCGGCGGAGGAATTATCCAGAGATGCCGGACGGTCTGGAATCATCTGGATTGGTACGGAAATCTGCTTTCGGAGCCGGTCTGCGCGGAAAAAGCCATTCTGACCGCGAACGAAAGCGATATGCAGGAATATGCGCTGATTACGAAGGGCTATGTGAACATCGTGTGCCAGTGCAACGCGGAAACGCGGCAGCTCAACACGAACAGCCGGATCATTCTCGGCTCCGGCGCGTATCGGATCACGGGCTTCGGCGACTGGTCGCAGGAATTCACGGGGGACTATGATTCGGTGCGGCTGCTGGAATTTACGGCGCGGTATGAGCCTGTAAATCCGGAGATCGACGACATGAAGCGGCATGTCGCCGGGGGAAAGACGTTTTCGTGGGAAATTCGCATCAAGGGAAACCCCGTTATCAAGACGGGCCGGACGCAGAGCTTTGCGGCGGAAAGCCTCCGGATGGGGGAGACGGTCGAAAGCTCCATGGAGCATCCGATCTTCTACGAATGGGAAAGCTCGGATGAAAGTGTGGCAGAGGTCAGCCCAGACGGGCTTGTATCTGCCGTTAAGGAAGGAAGCTGCATGCTGCGGTGCAGACTGGTACAGAACAGAGAGGTTTTTCAGGCAATGGAGATCACAGTCGTTCCGACGGACGGAGAAAAGGAAATTGCGTTCCTTGGGAACGTTCCGGATTTGCTCCGGGCGTATGAGACGCTGACGCTGGAAGCGGCGGTATTTGAAAACGGGGCAGAGACGGACGAAGCAATCACGTTCACATGCTCCGGCGCGGAGGAATCGGCCTATACGGCGAAGATCGACGGAAACAAAATTTCCGTCACCTGCTGGCATGCCAGCGCACAGACACTTAAGATCACGGCGGCAAACGGTGAAATTTTCGCGGAGGCGAAGATCAGATTGGAGGGAATCTGAGGATGGGAATTTCGATCATGCAGGGAGACAGCTATCAGAAGCCGTTCACACTGCGCACGCTCGACGGGACACTGATCACGCCGGAGATGGTGACGGCACTCGTTCTCAGCATTGGAAATCTCTCAAGGCAGTATCCAGGCGATATCACCTATGCGGACGGGAAATGGCTGTTTCCGCTCAGTCAGGCGCAGACATTCGGAATGAAGGGAATGCTGCCGGTACAGGCAAGGGTGCTTTTTCAGGACGGAAGCGTTTTTGGCGGAAACGGTGCGCCAGCTCCCGTGCTGCCGGCCGTCAATCGCGGAATTCTTGACGGGGCGAAAATCACGGATGGAAAGCTGCTTAAGCAGAGCGTCATTGAGGTCGGAAACGACGCGGGAAATGTTTCCGTGGTCGTTGGCGCGGCCGGCGTTTCGGTGGGAGGCGGAGGCGTTCAGGCAGACTGGAGCCAGAACGATGCACAGGCAACGGATTTTGTGAAGAATCGTCCGGGTGCGTATATGACCGACCCGGTTGCAACCGAGATATACAATGGGATACTTCCGGAGATGGCAAGCATTCAAATGGACTATGTGCCGACGCTCGGGGATGTTGTCACGGTCAAGGTCGGGACGGAAAGCATCAACTGCACAGTTGGCGACTTTGAAGGATTCCCTTATTTTGCGACTGTTCCTATTGAGGACATTGCAGGAGGCACGGCTACGAACTATGTGTTTTGCGCCTATCAGGCATCTCAATGGATCGCACAGACAGCTGGTACGTACACAGGACAGAGTGCGGTGTTCGAGGGTACAATTCGACAGGCTGTGAAAATCCCGGAAAAATTCCTTGAGCTTGAAAACGTAAAGGATGTTTACTGGATCACGTTTGAATTCGATCAAAAGGCCAAAACGTATTTTTCCAAAAAGCTCGACGGAACTTATGCCGAATATGCAGATATCAAAGCTGCGATAGACAACGGTAAGCTCGTTGCGGCAATGGCTTCTGTATTTGGCGAGGCGAACAACGTCGGACTTGTGGACGGATATGGAAAGTATGTGAACGACATGTCTGTGAGCTTTTATGAGGTGCGCAAAGGCTCCAATACCCTTATGGGCCTTGCATCTTTCCGCTGGAAGAGTGGACATATATGGGAGAAAATCGATGGCTCTATTAAATTCTCCTATGCCGAAACCAAGCCTTCTACTTTGACTGGCAAACAGGGAGACAGTGACAGTGTGGCGAGAAGCGATCATAGTCACCCGGACAGAACATCTATCCAGTTTCTTGGGGAACTGACCGACGGAGACGAAAAAACGGTTGCGTGCGGCAACGTATCTCCTGATACACCGTTTGCGGTATCCGGGCTTGATATTCCGATCGGTGCAGAAATCACGCTAGGATTCGACGATTACACGCCGGATGCGCCTGTTACGATGGTATGGGGTGGAACGGCAACAGTTGGCTTCTCTAATAGCGGAAACTTTTGGAGAGTTAATCTTGCATACAACGCCTGTACGGATGCTTATATGCTGACGACCACAAAAGCGCTGACCAATTTGACGCTCACATACAAGACTGTTCCAGCGCAAACGAAGGATTACCAGAAATATGTGCTTGCACCGTATACGGTGGCTCCGCATCTGCTGCTTGCATCTCCGAACGGATTGCACAAACTTACGGTGGACGATAACGGGAATGTGCTGGTAGATGGGAAGAAGATCGGCACTCCCACGGAAACAGCATAAGGAAGGAGAACAAAGATGGCGACAAAAGACCTCAAATCGATCAAATTTCCGGGGCTTCCGGATACCTATGAGGTTCCGGCGGGCGGAGGCGGCAGCGGGACGGTAACAGAGGCTGACATTGAAAAAGCCCTTGGGTACAAGCCTATCGGAGCGGATGACGTGCCGGTTAAAAGCGTGAATGGCCAGACTGGCGCGGTTAAAACGAGCTGGTATTTCGATGTTGCCGGCAGCGTGGCATCCCCGACGACAACGCAGACGGCTGCACAGATCGTGGCTGCGCAGACGGCGGGATTTGCGCCCATCTGCAAGGCGGTATTCTCTGATTTTAAAGGGCTGCATGCGACACTTCCGGCGCTGCTGATCTCCGACATGATCTGTGTTTTTGGTGGAATCGGTTCGACGGATGGAGCGGCATTTTACCTCACGGTAAAGATCGATGCTGTAGGAAATCTGACGGCGAAAACGGACGATGTTGCAATTAAGAGTGATATCCCCAAGATTCCGACGGAACTCAAAAATCCTTATTCGCTCAACATCAAGATCGGCGACACGACGACGAGCTACGACGGAAGTGCGGAGAAAACCGTGGAAATCCCGGAAGGCGTTCCGGCTGTTACAGCCGCTGATAACGGGAAATTCCTGCGCGTGGTAAGCGGTGCGTGGGCGGCTGTTGAGATCGCAAACGCGAATGGAGGGAGCTTCTGATGGCGGAATATCTGACAAACACGGCTGACTTGACGGCGGTTGCCGACGCGATCCGCGCGAAAGGCGGCACGGCTGCGCAACTGGTTTACCCGTCCGGGTTTGTATCGGCCATTCAGGCAATCGAGACCGGCGCTGTGGAAGCCTTGGAATGGCATCAATGTCCAGAGCTGGTGCGGAACTACCTCGAAAACGTAACATACAATCCAGCTGATTACAGCACGTCGCAGATTGCAAATTATGCGCCTGCGACGGCAGTTGTGAGCAACTACAAGCCCATCGGGCAGGAGGCGGGCGGGGTGACGCACTACAACGAAGTGCCAAACGCCCTCACGCCTTTTGCCGGGAACAATGCTGCGGGGACGCTGAAACCGCTGGATGCGCTGCGCTGGATTCGCACACGGGATAACTCCGCAGAAGCGTGGAATGTGCGCGATCTGGGAGGCTGGGCCTGCGACGGTGGAACCGTGAAATACGGGCTGCTGATTCGAGGCGGGCAGATCGCTGCCGCAGATCGGGCGGTACTCGTGGGAGAACTTGGTGTTCAGCACGATCTTGATCTGCGAGGTCGAGAGGGCGGCGGTCCTGGTGACGAGCCGGACATGACAGAATCTCCACTTGGGAGCGATGTATGGTACACGCGCACCCAGCAATATGCATGGTACGCGCTGACACCGGTAGCGGCATGGCAGGCTTACCTCCGCTGCGTGATCGACGCAGTGACGCACAGAGAGCCGGTGTATTTCCACTGCACGGCAGGCGCGGACAGAACCGGTACGCTGGCTTGTGTTCTTGAGGGGCTGCTCGGCATGAGTCAAAGCAACATCGACAAGGACTATGAGCTTACTACATTTTATTCCGGCTCCGGGTCGGATGCGATTGCACGGAGAAGGAATGAAGCAGATTGGAAGGGACTTATCGACGAGATCAACGCCGTTTCCGGCGACACGTTCCGCGATAAGTGCGTGCATTTTGCTGTGGGAACGTGCGGAATGTCGCTGGCTGATATCAACGCTTACCGCGCGGCGATGATCAACGGGACACCCGAGACGCTGCACTGGTATCAGAGCATCACCAAAAATCTCACAGGATGCACGATCAGCAACGCCGCGTCTCAGGTGGATTACGGCGAGGCGTACACAGCGACCATCACGCCGGAAAACGGCAAGACGCTGACATCCGTTGTGATAAAAATGGGTGGCGTAGACATTACAGCTACGGCTTATTCGGCGGGCAGCGGTGCAATCAACATCGCCAAGGTTACGGGAGCGATCACGATTACTGCGGCGGCCTCTGCACCGTCTGTGACTTACACCATCACGCGGAATCTCACCAACTGTGCATCTTCCAACACGGCGGATACCATCGCCGAGGGCGCGTCTTACACAACGACGCTCTCCCCGACGGGGAGTTTCAAGAAACTCGGCCCGATCACTGTAACGATGGGTGGTACGGATATTTCCGCGTCTGCGGTTTCCGGAAGCACAATCACAATTGCCAAGGCAACGGGCAACATCGTGATTACCTGTGCGGCTGAGATAACAAACATCATTGACACCATCGGAATTTCTGCGGATACGCGACTGAGTACGTCGAGCGGCGGAAATCGTGCGCAGAGTGGATATGCGGCGATTGGTGCCAACGAAGATGCGGCAAGCCTGATTCACCTGAAAGCGGGAGATACGCTCCGCATCAAGGGTGCAAGCCTACCCGCGTCGAATGATAGTTACAGTGCAATCGCGCTGCACAATGCAAATGGAACGTTCAACACAGCGACATATCTGCATAGCGGGCTTACTTGGAACGGTATGACGTTTGCGAACAGCGGCAATATCGTCACGGTGAAGGCTACAACGGAACACTACATCCGCGTATCGTTGATCTGCACGGATGCGTCGGCGGTAATTGCGACGATCAATGAGGAGATCAGTTGATGGATACATGCGTATGCTGCGGACAGACGATCCCGGAGGGGCGGATGGTCTGCCCGGAGTGCGAAATAGAAAGCTTTGAAAGGAGTATCAAGATGGATGATGGAATTCAGGCGCAGATCGCCTCCGTGGAGGCGCGATGCAAGAGCAACTCGCACAGGATCGACGAGCTGGAGGCAGACAACAGGGCGCTGCATCAGCTGGCAACCTCGGTGGAGGTCCTGGCTACCAAACAGGAGGCGATCGAGGAAAACGTGAATGAGATCAAGGCCGATGTAAAAAGCATCAAGGCGCTGCCGGGAAGCCGCTGGGAGGCGGTCGTGAAGGGAGTTATCACGGCAATCCTTGCAGGACTGATTGGATTTGCGCTGGCAAAGCTGGGGCTGGGCTGATGCGCAGAGACAAGAAACGATGGACAAAGGGCCGTATGGCCCGCGAGCTTGTGTACTACTGCCTGTGGATGCTCACGGCAGTGGCCACATGGGCGATGATCCTGAAAACCGCCGCCGTCCTGCTGGATAGGACGTGCGATCTCAGCGACGTGCTGGTATTCGCGGGCGCGGCCTTCGGCGGGGAGCTGCTTTTGCTCCTGCTCAAGAGAGTATTTGCAAAACCAAGTGATACAAATGACGAAGATGGAGGTACATAACATATGGATTACACGAACATCATCACGGCAGTCATTACGCTGCTGACGGCGCTTGTGTCGGCGTTCCTCATCCCGTGGATGAAAGAGCGCATCGGCGCGGAAAAGCTCGCCAAATGGCAGCAGTACGTTGATATCGCGGTCAGGGCTGCGGAGCAGCTCTACAACGCGACGGACGGCGCGGAAAAGAAAGCCTATGTGCTGCGCTATCTCGCGTCCAAGGGCATCCAGTTTGACAGTGACACCGTTGACAAAATGATCGAATCGGCGGTGCTGACGCTCCACCATGAGCTTTATGGGGGTGCTTCCGATGCCGGTAATTAAAGACGCGCTCACGCCGATCAACCATCGAGCGGGCGGCTGCACGCCGAAATGGATC